TAATATACGATTCCATCTTCGCCTTCACGCCCCTTACTGGGATTAACTGCAACAATGCCAACTGTTCATCAGTGAACAACTATTTTGCGAGTATAAGCACTGGATTAACCTGCGTCGCAGGTCCATGTAATCTGATATATATCAACAATACCTGCGGAACACTTAGCGGCTCCGGCGCGCAAGGTTGCCTCACGGATGGTGGGAATGTTTCCACAATATTCGCTTTCGGGAACGTCCTCAACTCCGGCTCCCCAAACTTTCAGACCATTCAGATAGCTAACGCTGCTTCAGTACTCGACATCAGCGGGACCATCGCCACGGCCACAACCTCCGGATGGAGCATTCTTGGCATCGGCACAGTGAACGAGCGTAGGGGAAATACGTTCACTGGACCGTTGACGCAATTTACTGGAACCTTCGCTCTTGTCGAGCAAGGCATTTGCACCAACACAACGCCAGTTACGGTCAGCGCCAACGTAGCCACAGACCAGAATTTAATGACGTGCGCTATCCCTGCGAATTTCCTTTACACGCCCGGAGTCACCTTGAGTATCTGGCTGTCCGGTGTCTACTCGACTCCTGCCGCGTCCACGACTGCTGTAGTCGTCAAAGCGAAATTAGGCACGCTCACTCTGGCGACATGGACCTCTACGGCTCTAGCTGGAATACAGGCCACCAACGACCAATTCAACGTGGAAGCCCATTTCACCGTTGTAACGGCAGGTACGACCGCAGTCTTTGAAGCGCATGGAAACATGGTTATTGACTTGGGTGTTGGTAACACCGTCGCAGATAGCACGTTCGCGGATGTGAATACAGCGACGGTATCCCCGATAGATTTGACGGCTGCGCAAACGCTGCAAATCACCATCGCGTTCACGGTGGCTAGTGCGAGCAATTCCGCAACACAGCGGCAGTTAAAGGCACAAATATGGTAAGGATGGGCGAAATGCAAAAGAGTTTCTTCTACGATTGGCGGCCACCGCTCAGCGCTTTGTTTTTCTTGCTGCTTGGATTTTGCGCAGGGAGAGCGAGGGGGCAGGGCTCGGGCTGGATTATGCGCCACCCCGACATGGTGAGAATGAGTCCATTATGGAAAACGGATGTCTCCGCGTCACATCTGTTCTGGATTAAGTGGGGTGAAGTGGAAATCACTTACCCGCCAGAAATGTCCGCTATCAGCGCGCCAGCCTGCCGCTGGCAGGACAGCGATGACAACTCTGTCCCGCAAAAGACAAACGAATCACCGACCGGAATGACGCTCAAGGTCCAGCGTGGCCACAAGATTCATGTGGAGTGCAAAGGCTTCACGCTGAAGTCACAAGCCGAACTGATTGCGGAGTTCCCTCTAGGCAAAGATGACAAGGGCCGCAACGTGCCGAACTGGTGCCACGAAGCACCCTGCATCGAATCGATTCACTTGAACGGGAGGGATTAGTGGGTATCGCAATTATTTTCGATGGATTGATTTTGGGAGCGTTTCTATCACTCCTATTTTACCTAGATTGGCGTAAACGGAGAACCGTTCAATGAAAAAGTTTCTCGCTCTCGCCCTTCTCTGTAGCGCCTCGCTGGCGGAAGCGACGCAAACTGACTTTCACGGAGCGCCATGCTGCAATTAGGGCCTTTCTCCTGCTCGAACAAGATGAGGGACTAGAGTGGTATGGCGTTCCATGAAACAGTTGTCTTCGACGTAAAACTGAGCAAGCGAGAACGCAAAGTACTCGAGCGCATCACCGGTGGCAAAGTGCTAGAGGAAGCCAAATTGATTATCTCTCATCGTACCGCAGATCCCAGCCCGTCTCTTTTAACTGACGCAGCTCCGGCACCGCCTCCGAGTACGGCAGCACACGTTCCCGCACACCGTCCGGGGAGGACTGACGAATGAGAAAACGAGCCTCACGATCTGCCGTTGGTGCCGAGTTGACCCACGCAATCCGTTCCATAGACACCTCTAAGGATAGCACAGTAGCAAAACGCGGGAAGCGTGTCTGTTCAAAAGTGAACAAGTTGCTGAAAATTCTAGCGTTACAGGACAGGTACCTGACTGAGTTGGCTAAGTTGGTGCGGCATGGATGACCGAGACAAAGAGATATTCGAGCGGCTTGCGGCCCTTGAAACCAACCGCACAAACGACCAGGAAGCCATCAAGCTGCTGCGTGAGGAAAAGAAGGACACGACGACAACGTACCTTGCCCTCGTCGGCGTCGTCGGTGGCGTACTGAGCCTCGTGATGGCAGGGGTAACACTGATAATGCTGGTGTTTAGGAGTCACTGACATGGGCGATAATCACGACGACGTACAAGACGCAGCAACGGGGGAACGATGAAACTCAACTGGCAAGCGTGGCTCTACGGCCTCGTCAGCGGGTTCATCGGTGGCGGAGCGGGCTCGATCGGCGCCGCTTTCGGCGGGATGGTAACGGACTTTGACCATTTCAATCCTGGTACCGGACTGCATCATCTTCTTGCACTGATGGGTACCACGTTCCTTTTTAGTGGAATCATCACGGCGGCGGCTTACCTGTCGAAGTCACCCCTACCGCAGCCCATCCCACCGCGGGAAGTCTGGACACCGGAGCAGAGAGCGGCAGCGGCACCGAAACCGTGAGCACGTTCTACCAAGTAGACGCTGAGGTCTGGCGCGGTCCCCGGCCGGAGCCCATTGACGTGCCGCTAGTACTCAACAAGTTCAAAAGTGTGCTGGACCTCGAAGGCGAAGATGCCGACATAGCCGAGCAGAACGAACTGACACCGATGCGAGTGCTGTGTGGCGACATATCGGACTGGGAAATCTACATACCCGTCCTTGGCTTCACCGTCAGGAAGCTCAACTACATCCTTGATGCTCTGGAGTTGGCACCGAAGCCGTGCCTAGTTCACTGTCTCCACGGCCAAGACCGCACCGGCATTGTCATCGCAGCCTATCGAGTACGCCACGGTATGAGCAAAAAGGACGCTTGGGCGGAAGCGAGAAAGATGGGATACCGATGGTACATCAACTTCGGACTCAATCGCGTCTGGTCACAGTTCTCCTGACGGCGCTGCTCCCCGGTTGCGCTGCCAGGAAGCCCGTAGTCAAGATCATCGTGCCCCATGACTGTATTATCTCGCTCTCGGTCGGCCCAGCCACAGAGTGTACGCTAGCAGACCCTACCCATGTGAAGTGTACGAAGGTGGTCATCGTCAGCAGGTCGGATTGTCAGCAGTTGCAAATCATACCTAAGGAGAAATCGAAATGAAGAACGCAATCAGATTGGTACTATTATTGGTATTGGTAACGGTATCGGTATCGGCACAGACTCCGTTGCCGACAGAGCCTCCAATCTCACACTTAATCCTCAGTGGCACCGCTACGGGATTCAAGGGCGACACCACCACGCATCCGGCCTCAATTATGTACGCCGGGCTGCAACTCACGAAGACCATCTCGGTGGGCTACGAACAGTTGCAAGTGTCCGGTGTCGCCGTCCGGGGGCAGTTCGGTATCGCCACCTACAGCAATACCGTAGACATGCTGCTGCCGAAAGCCGTCAAGTCACACTTGCTCTTTGACCCGTCCAATTTCGTCTTCACTGTTGGCGGGGGCGCTGGCAAGTTCCTGACTCCGGTGAAGAACACGATAGGTGAGACCTTCCACATCAGCCTGACCTACCCAATGGCAGCGCATGTGGGGTGGCAGATCTTCGGCTACCAGGGCTTTCACGCACCGGGGCAGTTTATAGGCGTGAACTACAGCCAGACGGTATCAACGGGGCCTGTTTTTTATTTCTGACGCCTACGGGCTTCCTATTGCGCTCTAGGCGTATTCTGGCGTGGGGTCTAATCGGCTTCACGCCACTTTTTGTGGGGTAACGAGGATGTAGTGGTAGGGCTTACCCGGCAACGTGCATTCCGCTATCGTGGTGGCGGCGACACCGTGCTCGATCAGCATTGTCGCACTCAGTTTGCTCTGGCCGGGATTGCTACACTGGGTCACCTTAACGCCACCGGACAGCACTGTCTTACTTTCAGTGTCAGCAAGGTACAGCGTCAGCTTGTTGTCGATGTCCTTCAGTTCCGCTTCCGTCTGCTTCTGTAGTTCCTTCAGCGCCACACGTTCCTCCACCAGCTTGTCGAAGTTGGCAGCGCGTCTGCCGAACATGTCCTTCGACTCCGGTATGATACCCAACTCTTCCCTAGCTTGAAGCTCTCGCTGTGTCATTGTGGTCCCTCCTCTATTGCTATCGTAAGTCAATCCGCTCGCCACTGTCAAGTACCCGCAATCTCAGTATCCACACACCGTCAACGTAGTCGAAGAGTTCGTAGTCACTGTAGCCGCCGTGTCGGTCTGCTGTCAGCACTAATGTCGGGTTGTTTACAGTTGGATACCAGACCCGGATATATGTCATGTGCGGTGACATTATCATTTCAAGTCCGCCCAAGTAGCTCCGGTATGCCACGATGCCAGTATCGGTATCACATCGGTATGGCCACAGCACAGTACTTCCGCCATATCACTGAGCAACGACGGCTCCTCTACCTCCACTAGCAACTCATCGTGGACTTGGAGTAGGTACCTTTGCTCGGGCCAGCATTGCCACACCAGAGCCATTCCCAGCTTCATCACAGTCTGAGCCCACGTCTGTATCTTCCAGTTCGTCGCTACCCTCTCCGCTTCAGCTCTCACTTTCTCGATTGGCGAGCGCAGCCCCGGAGTGTACAGTATCCGCCCTGACAACGAGCACCGGATGTAGCCGTTGCGCCGGCCCTCTTCCCAAGTGGAGTCGAACATGCGGCCAACACCGGGATAGACTTCGGTGAGGTACAGGTCAATGAGGCGCTGGCAATCCACTTCCGTCCAGTCCGTAGCCCCGCGGAGTATCATCTGGTCCAGCAGCCCTATCGCCGTAATGCCGTTGATGATGCCGAACCCAACCTGTTTGCCGTGGTGGCGCTGTTCCGGTGTCGGTGCCGTCACCTTGAACATCAGTTGTGCGGTCTGGGTGTGAATATCGACGCCAGTACTGAATGCCTCCAACATTCGTTCATCTTGCGATATTACCGCCATACCGCGCATCTCGATCTGGTTGAGGTCAATGGAGCCGAGCACGCAACCTGGGGGCGCCACAAAGGCACGCCTGATTTCTTTGCCGAGGTCTGAGCGTACTGGTATCGCCAGGGGATTGACACCGCCCCACCCATTGAGCCTTCCACTCGGTATCGTTGTGAGACCGAGTTCGTAACGGAAGCGGCCATCGGGAGACAGCAACCCCGGCAACACTTCGGTGTAGCTTGATTGCAGTTTGCTAATCTCTCTGTGCTCCAGTATCAGACTCACTATAGGGTGCTGTCCCTTTAGCCCCTGTAGCGCCTTCTCATCCGTACTCAACCGCTTACCCGACTTCGTTTTCCTTCTGCCAGCGAGTCCGAGATCGTCATACAGCACCTCGGCTACTTGGTCCCCACTCGTCAAGAGGAACCGTCGGCCGGCTAGGTCGTTGCAACGGTACTCCAGATCTATGAGTGCCTGAGTGAAGGCGTCGTTGAGGACGGCAAGATGGCCGCGGTCTACTAGCATCCCGTTACGCTGCATCGCCACTATCATCGGCACCACAGCTTCGTCGATGGCGAGAGCGCGTTCAAGCCCCATGTCGATAATCTTACGCTGTAGTATCGGGTACAGTCTCAGCGTGGCATCGGCGTCTCTCGCGGAATAAAAAATGGCATCCGATAACTCCACATCATCTAAAGTAGCATCAGGAAGATTCCCTAAAAAAGAGACGACATCGGAGGCTATTCCGTCAGCTACGACCTTGTTCCAGCGTGCCCGAATGTCGAGCATGGGGTCGTCAGCGGCGTCTCTGACAATCCGCTCAACTCGTTGCTGAAGTGTTTGTTTTGGCATGAGGACAGAACCCGTAGTGACCAATGGCACAGTTACAGTTGTAGCACAATACACGGAAACCGGGACGCATCTTCAAGAGTAGCCATCGAACTAAGTTATCTGATACGCCCTTGCCTCCCATAACGTATTTGCGATGATAGCGACCACCACCATCAATGTGGTCAAAGGTTAAGAACTCATAATCAGATATTCCACAACAGGCACATTTGCCGCCGTACATAGTGAGGGCTCTCTCACGGCGACGACGGTAACATACAACAGCCGTTTCGTTTATGCGCTTTCGGTTCTTTTTGCTATATTGCTTCCGCCATTTACGGTACCACTCCCGACGACGTTCCGACGTTTCTTTTGTAGCTGCGTGATAAGGAAACGGGGTAGATTGACGCCACTGACGCAAATACTCTTTCCGATCCTCAGTGGGGATTCTTGCCATCAGCGTTCACTCGCTTCCCTTCTCGACGGGCCGCACGGGCGCTCCAAACTCCAAGCTGCCTACGCTGCGAATCCCGTCCTCGCCGTCGAACTCGATGCCAACCCACGGCTCAAGCTGGCGCACAATGCCTTCCCGCCCTACACAGAGGCCGTGGTAGATGTCTTGCTCTTTGGTGCCGATGTAGCGCACTCGGTCTCCAATGTTCATGGCTGCGCCCACCTCTTTTCCACTTCTTCGATGCGTGCATGGAGCATGTAGGATTCGCGGTTGCTCTTTAGGCCCAACGCGCTAAACGGAACGGTGATGAGGAGATTTACCGCTGCTTGCCACCACCAATGGAACGCCAAACAAGCGCCTCCAAAGATAGCGCCCAAGAAAAGTAGAACAATACCTTCCCAGAATCCAAGGTTAATTTTCTGTTCATCGCTCATATTTCCTTTCCTCCTCCGAGGGCCGCTCGGCGCCCCCAAACTGCACCTCGATAAAATCTGAAATGGTTTGGCTCCGCTTCGCATCGGCAGCACCAGCGCTGCGTTGAACCGCACATGCAGAAAGTCTCGGCTTTGCAGCCAAATAGCCAGCATAGCAATCTCATTTATTCACCTTCCTGCGCTCGGCTACTTCCTCTAACCACTTTTCAAACGGTGCGCTGCGGTGCGCTCACGGCGTCTCCTTCCGGGCTGCGCCAAGTTTCCGCCCTAGCACGAAATCGGATGGAGACTCGTCTGCTTGTGAAGCTGGCGTCACTCCCCCGCTGGTCTGCGGGGAGGCGGTAGGTAGTAAAGCGGTACGGTCTACAAGCACAAATTGGTCTTGCCACTTTCCAGTTACTCGCACTAGAACGGTGCCATCGTCTTTAATGCGTTCTACAACTCCATGAACATGAACCGTCTGTCCCGCCTTCAATTCGTCCATTCTAGGGCCTCGCTTTCCGGTGCAGCGCGGGAGTTGCGTACGTCTCTGAGCAGAGGTATGGACCCGTTTCGCCATGACGCCAGCCACATCCAGCCGTATCCTCTACAATTCTGCGGCCACAGTGTTTACAACGCGGCTTCTTCGATCCCCGTGCTGCCTTCTTCGCGCTCATGGCCTCTCCGCTTTCTGCTTCGGTGTAAGGTAATCTTCCGGGTAGTCACAATGCCGATGCACCATGCGAACTGAACGGCCCCGAAACTCAAAGCGCCACTTGTGATGCAGGTCTATTGCCTGTCCACAGCGTCCGCAAAAGCGAATCCTGCTCGCGGCAATAGGCTGCTTGCACGTTGGACAACGTTCGCTCATCGCGCCCAATCCCCTGCCTTCTGCTTGGTCACGGCTTCCTCGGTAGAGCATTTGCCGCTGCGTCAAAGTCAATGACGTTCGGGTTAGGATAAATTGGGTTAACGCTCTGCATTATGCTTATGGCTTCGACATGGAACTTGTACGCTGCGTAAGCAAGTTCTAGCGCGTGAACCACAGGCCCAATCGCAATGTCCACGAGCTTCGCGCACTCCTTGTCGCTGTAGCCTGCTCGCAAAAACGAATGGAACAAGCTCCCGCACAAGGACTCGCGCAGTAAATCCTTCGTCTCAAGAGCCAACATCCCTGTGGCCGTTTTATTGCTCACCTTCGCCCCTCGTCCCTTCCCGCTGCGGGTCATGGCACCACTGCCGTAGCGTAGTCTAATACTCGGCTAAGGTACTGCAACGCTTTCTCTCTCCGTGCTGGCGCCACAATGCTATCATAGTCGGACATCAACATGCCGCAGTGACGACGAGCTAGTGCCTTCAATCCCTGTGGCTCTGTCTGCAATAGAGCCGCCATCAGGAGCGTGTCCTCAAATTTCTCTACGGTTATACCCATAGCGGACAACACAGGAAGGTCGTGCAATAGATTGTGTCCTACGATCAGTGGCACAGTCTCGGTTATTGGCCCACGGATCACGCAAGCAGTACCAGGAATAGAACTAACTTGAACACTCCACGGTCTTTCTACGGAGCCTTCTGTATCGACCGCGATAATTGTTGACGCATTCTCTGACAAGCCATACAACTGTAACGTCTCCGGCGATGCCCCACCATTTTGACGTTGCCTTCCCGTGGATGACCGTTGACACAGACTTGCTTCAGATGTAACTTTCGGTGCTGTTTCAGTGTTAGAGGCTCCAAGTGATACGGGTTGACACACAGCGGATTCTCGCAACGATGATGTAGGATCGCTCGCCTGATGTACGCTACTATTCCATCCTTGGGAAATACTGAAGGCATGTCGAACCTCCTTGTAAATTGGATTCGGATAGGCGTCTTTGAGATGCCCAGTAGGAAGTGCCTCGCCTTTAATCAGACGACCAAAGGACTCGAAATCCCATGCGACTTTAGCGGCATTCGCAGGCATATGCAGACCGCTAGCTGAGTGGTATGCTGGCATCACAATAGAGTCCCGCCAAGGGAAAGCTAGACCGTGGCTCCATTCGATAGCGATGTCGTCGCCCAGGAACCACCGTGCCGAATACAGCCCCATTGCCAATATGTACTTGGGCTGGACGTTTCTGAGCTCGCGTTCGAGTAGAGCTCGGTCACGTTCAATCTCATCGTGTGACGGTGGCTCATCCTCACGCCAGTCCTTGACGACATTGGAGCAGAAGATAGCGTGGCGTGGTATGCCGCTGTTGATAGCCAAATATCTATCCGTTTCGTCTCCCGATGGACCACACAGTACCCGGCCGATACGCGCTTCCACTTTGCCAGGGCGCTCGGCAATGAGGGCGTAATCGCAGGGGACTGGTCCTGTACTATGAATCTGTTTCGCCATTCAGCGCCTCCACCGCCCTCTTCGCTATCACCTTACCGATACCGTCAATCTCAGCCCACTCCTTCTCCGTAGCCGATACCGCATCAGCTACCGTGTGGAACCGCTGGGCTACCGCTTTAGACCTCTCCCACCCTATCCCCGGCAGCAGTGCGTACATCCGGCGCGTCATCGTGGGCCTTGACAGTTCCGCCGTCATGGCGGGATCTGACATCACGTTGAAGCTCTTGTGCTCCTCACGGCTCCACCACACCGCCAACGCCGTTATCAGTGACGCCGTTCCCTCTACGTCGGCAGTCCGCTCTAGTCTAGCCCCACCTAGTTCGCTCATTGTGTGCAACCACATCTCAAAGGTAGAGTACATTACCCGGTTGCGTCCGGCGTGGGCATCGTACCAGCGGCCGCACACGGTCTCTTTCGATGACGGGAACGCCTTCCAGCGCTGCAACACCCCCGTTCCGGGCTCGGCGCGGTATGGCTCCTCTACGACGAGATAGCGAATGTCGTACTGTTGGGCCATCGCCGGCAACTGAGTGTCGGCTAGGCGACTGGAGTACAAACAAGACAGAGCATCCTGTACCCGCTTCAGCTCGATACCTACTGTGATACCGTTAGCACCGGAAAAGGCTACGTCACCCGAATCCAAGCGCGTAAGCACCGAATTGGGTATCAGCGCCTGTAGCCGCGTAGGGTAGTGTTGCGCGTCCGTCATGGCTTTGGCGCCACCTCTATCGTCGATTAACACCAATCTCCACCTCTGGCAGCACCACCTTCAGTATGTCCTCAACTAACTCCTCCGTAGCAGTCTGGTGGGGCACGTTGGGCCCTTGTCGATAAAGACTCTGGCGTGAGTTCTCATGGAACCGTGTCAGAGCCTCATCTATTCGGGTAACTTGTGCCCCGCTGAGTCGTATTGCCATTGTACCCTCGCTATGGTGTGGCTCCCGCCGTCCGGTGCTAGTTACGCCTAGTTACCCTCTCCAGCTCCATACTGGCAGGCGGCGGGAGCAAAACTCTATCCCCTACACGACTCGTAGAAGGCGAATCCCCACGACTTCTTGTCGGGTACAGGGAACTCGATCCGGGTGTCGTCCTTAGTCGAAAGATTATCACGTAGGACTCGGCACGTGACATTGCCACCAACAAGGTCCAAGAGAGCTAGAGACTCGACGTAGTACGGTAGCCGCGGTGCCCCTTCGAGATTGCTGTCGATACCCAACTCCACCCGTAGCGCCTTCCTGTCCACGTTCTCTTTCCGGTTGCTCATCTCTTTCGGGGGCTTGGCGATCGTAGTGGTACAGATGACATTGAGGTCATCTACTTGCGTCAGAAGGTGAAAGAATGCGCTGTCGTGGGCGCCCTTCACTACTGCCCAGAAGTCTCCAGGGTTGCCTGGGATAGGACTCTTGCGATCACCGCGCTTCTTTTCCAGATACTCGGCTTTACCTACACCTTCTTGAACTTGGTAGCCGAGATCCTGGGCCAACTCCCACACACGCGACAACGACTCTACAGCCAGCCAGTCCCCCGGCTTGTGGCGCTCCAGTATTGTGGCAGTACTAGACGTGACATCGTTCATGCTGGAACACTTGTAGTACACTACGTTGGTGGGGGCATCAGAGCCGAATGAGCGCATGGCCCCCTTGAATTTGTTCTCAGTGTCGATGACGTAGACGGTGACGTCAGGGGACATTAGTTCGACGTACCGGGCCAGGGATACGACCGCACTCGTCTTCCCTGTGCTGTCCTTCCCCGCCAGCAACAGGAACTCGCGTATCGGTACCGCCGTGTCCATCAACTGTGACGACGTTTGCGGTCTTACTTCAGTCTGAGTTGCCATTCAGTGCCTCTTCCCTTGCTTCCTCTACCGCTATAGCCTGCTGTAGTACGCCAAACTCTGACTTCCTAATCCGTCCCATCAGCGCCAGGGCCTTCTGTGCTTGCCACCAGCGTGCCACTCTATCCGGCATCTCGATACCGTACTCGTCCAGGCGCTTACAGGCCGACAGCAACAGGGCACGGAGCCGGATACACTCGTTACGCCGATTTCTTCGATGTGCTCCGCCGTTTGCGCCCATTGGCCCACTCTCTGACTTTGGCAACCATGTCTGGACTGAATACACAGCAGCCTATTGTGACTTTACCAGACATACGAATGACAGCGAAAGTGTCTGTATGTGGCTCGGTACATTTAGTACACGTCACCGTCACCTTGCCCAATCGGCCAGCAGCGCCGAATACCTTCTTGGCTTCCGCTTTGGTTATCTGAAATCCAAATTCTTCGCGCAAGACCTTATCGAGAACTACACCGTTCCTTAACTTAATCACGTTCCCTCCTTCGGTACATTGGCCAGCAGCATTCTCCAGTTCTCCGTCAACTCCTGGGCCGTAAAAGTCAGGTCGTACTCTTTCGCTATCGGCACCGGTGGCGCGTAATTCCCGCAGATGTGCAGCACTATGAGCCGAGCCCTCGCCATGCCGAGAATGTAGCAGTACGCCTTGCACTGATAAAGATATTCACGGAATTTCTGACGCTCCGTGAAGCCCTTAGCCGACACCCACGTCACCTTGAGCTCGACATCAGACCAGTTCTCGGTGTCAACACAGTCAGGACTCCCTATGATGCCATCCCGTTCTATCTCGCCAATGCGCTCATAGCGGGGCGGAGAGAATAGGACTTCAGACAGGACACGCTCCCATAACCTCCCAATAATGGCGAACTGATTGAGGTCGCCCTCGGTGAAGGTGTTGCCCTTGTTGGTGCCGATGGCGATACCGATATTGCGTATGATGCTGGACACGTGGACGCCTAGTGTGCGGGACGCAGACTGTTCCTCACTGATTATGAGGGTACTCAAGTCGATGTCGCGCTCGGTTAGCTTCATAAAAGTACTCCAGGGCGTTCTGCTCGTTGAACTACCCCCTCCCTCGCCGGGCCTTTTCAGGTTTCCGGGTCATCAGGACGGGGACAGGACTTGCACCTGTGTCTCCCCGGAACTCGTTTGCTACTCCGCTGCCGCCGCTAGTGATGCCCCCTTTGGCCCCTGGGGGAGCCTGGGCCGCGATTCGCGTGCTGGCTGGGCTGGTGTGGCTGGTGTTTGCGTCCCTGCCTGTGCAGCCTCCCTAGCGCGTTTCCGGCCTTCCTGCATCTTGGCGATGGCCTCCGGTGACAGTTTGCGGCGACGGCGGCGCTTCACGGGGGCAGCAGACTCGGTAACGGTACCGCCACCGAATGCGCTGAGTGCTGCGTCGATCGGTGCCAGCTCGGCAGCGTGACGCGCCACCATAGCGGCCCTGCGTTTCTTAAGCTGACTGACTACGACTGCGTTCAAGTTCATGCTACCTCCCTTGGTTTCTCGGCCTCAAGTTTCGCCGTTTGAGCGAGGCTGTAATCAAACGGGAGGGCAACGCCGATGTTGATGTTGGTGATGGCCTTGCCGTTGGCACCCCATTGCGCTGCATGTTGACCCTCACGGGCGGCTTCGTGAGCGCTTTCGACATCAATTTCGATGGTGTACTGCACGTTGACGTTGTACTTCATCCTGTTCTCCTTCACACTAGAATTTGGTCGGGGCCTGTGGGTTGTCGTTTTGCAAGCCGACCTGAGGTCAGCCCATTGAGTCCCTGAGACGCTAACGGTCACTAACCGTCTTGCGGCGCTCTGCGGCCCCGGTAGAGCTACTGTTGCAGCACCAGCGTGTCGTTGTCGAAGGTCCAGCCCCCAAGTTCCGCATACTGGGTGAGCCATGCAGCGTCAGTCCCCATTTTCTTCAGGACTGCCATTTGAGGATCTTTCGCTTTAGCAAGGCCCAACATAATTGCTGTGCCTAGCTTAAGCCGACTGATTGTCAGGTCCGGCGCCGTTGCCACGATCTGCTGAATCACTTCGATGGCACGGGCGTCAAGCTCTGTGGGCTCCCCGTTCGAGGACGCGGCAGGTGGCGCAGTCTTTGACGCAGTGGCGGCGGCAGTAGGGCGTGCCGGAGCCTTCGGTGTCACTCCGATCTTGCCGGGTAGCGCCAGCACTTTGGTGACAAGGGGTATTGTTTTGCCCTCGGTCTGGTCCTTGAGGCCGGGGCGCTTCGGCTGGGCTTGGTTGACGACGGTGACGCGGCACCCCTTGAACACGGTGACATCATCGTCGAGTTGGGCTTTGGGGAAGCCACTTGAGAGCATAGAGCCTATCCACTGGAACGCATTGGAGTTCTTGCCCATGACTTCAAAGCGCTTGCCGTCCGGCGGGTCCATGAGCTTGGCACCCTTGCCAGCGCTGTAGCTCTGTTCGACAGTGCTGCCGTCGTCGGCAGCGTAGAGCACCGTGATGGCCGGCACTTCTTCCGTTCGACCGCCGTAGTCGAACATGCCGGTTTGGATTTCCTTGATGATGTAGTCGCCGTCGGGTACTGCGCCACCACCGACGGCGTTCTCGGGTAATAGACTTCCTTTTGCCATTCCGTTCCTCCTAAGTTACGTCAGCAAATTTTCGCCTACGGGGAACCTGTAACCGTCAAGGAAATACAGGTTAGGGCAGCCAAAGAAACCCTTAACTGTCCCAGCTTAGTCCCCGTAGGTCGATTGCAGCGATACTGCGGCCCATTGACGCCCGCTGCAACCCTTAGCCTGCACTTTCTACAACAGGGCGGTCCAGTCTCATCTCCCGCTTCACACGCGCCCGGATGCGCTTCAGTACGTCGGGACGGTTCCGCAGAAGCCATCTCCGCGACAGTATTGCCTCGCGCCGGTATCGGTGCTGACGGTGATTCGGACTGGACCGCACAGTTGTCATATGTTGGGGTTCCTACCTCGGTACGGACGGCATTCAATCACAACGCCGAAAACTTGTCAAGCCCTATTTTCAAAAAAGATGCCTACCGTGGGCCTACACGAAAATAGTTGACACAGGCGGTATCGGTATGGTAGCGTCCCCTCTGCCAAGTTGTTGCGTAGTACGGCAGTTCTAGTACAAACAAAAACTGACGAACTACAAGAGCTGCCCGTCGCAGCCTAACTGACGGAAGGGGGCCGACTTAAAGGTAGGCTCCCTTTTTTATTGACAGGACGCCATTGGATATGGTACCAGTATCATAGACACCAGCAAGAGGGCGTCGGCATCTCTTCCCTCCTCTGGACCAGAACCCCTGTCGGCGCCCCCCCAAATCCCATTGACAACGTAATCTCAGTGTGATACCAGTACCGTAGCCGGACGCGACCGGCTGCCGGTGCCGACACCGGAATTGCGTGGGTTGGGGGTGTTCTCACCTGAGCACCTCCAGCGCCACGAATCAGGTGAACTAAGTGCCAGATGCCCTAACAGTCTCAGAACTCATAGACTTAGCCAAGAAACACCCCCTCAAGTGGTTTGTCCCCGAGGTAGTCCTAGAGGATGCTGTCCACGTTTTCCACGGTGCCGAAGAGACGTACAAGACGATGCTGACGCTCCAGCTCCACGAGGCTTTGGCGCTCGGCACTCGATTCCTCGGACGCAAGGTGCCAAACCGACACCGAACCGGGATCGTGCAGTTGGAGATGAAGCCCCGGCAGTTTGCCCACCGACTCGCGGCCTTTTTCACCGTTACCATGCCTGAGATTGCAGTACTGCCAGAGACTCTACGGGATTTCGCACTTGGGTGTAAGACGCCGCGAGAGCGCATTGAGGTGATAGCTGATTGGGCTGCCGGTGAAGAGCTGGACTTTATCAGCATAGATAGTATCTCCAAGCTATTCCCTCCAGGCTTCGACACCAACGAGCAGACATCAGCGTCAGACGTGTTCAACCAACTCCAACGCCTCCCGACTTCTTGGTTGTTGGCTCATGATCGTAAGCCCTTCCACGGATTGAAAGCCGTAGGCAACGACGAGATAGTGGGCTCCGGTAGATTCAAACAAGACCCTGACATCGTACACCAGATGGTCAGGCCGGACGCCAGAGCACCGGTAGCGCACTTCCATTGGGGCAAGATGAGGGCTGGCGAGAAGCCCGAGCCCGTGCCTCTGTACTTTGACCATGTAGAGTACCGCCTGTTCCCATTCCATCCGTACCTGCACTTGCTTGAGCGCAAAGCCATGTCGGGGGTGGACCTCGTAGCCGAGGCCGAGACTCGTTTCGGGTGGAAAGAGCGCCGCGCTCGGGAGTACCTTGAAAGCCTCAAAGAATTGATTGCAGCCCCCGGAAAACTGATGGTGGTGCAATCTTTCAAGGGTCACGCTAAAGTCTTTGAAATCAATAAATCGTCTAAGTTTGCAGTCCCTCTAACTATACCTACGGATTTAGTGCAATCTTGCAGTAAAGTGGGGGGTAATAAGAGGGGTGCATCCTTGGCGGAGGCGGCGGAAGAATGACGGAAAAGCGGAGCGCGATGGTGTTCCCACAAATGGCTATAACAACCGAAACGGATTGCTCGGAATGTGGGGAAGCTAAAGCCGTAGTGTACCTAAAGTTCAGGTACAGCCGCGAGCGCCTCCCGATCTGCCATAGCTGTTGGACTGAACTCGCAAGACAGGTTGAGGCGTTTGATATGAGTGATTCGGTACCGAGTAAGTTTTGGCGTCGTTAGCGCAAGTTCCTCGCCCCACACACCACATGAGCCGTAATGAGGCCGATCTGGACTAGCCGGCGCACCTTCTTGTTCGGTATCAGGGCAGTACCGATGACCTCGCCGGTGCCAAATAGCCCCATGCGCCATGGAGTAGCGTGGCGGCCAATAAAGAACCGATCTACGGGATCGGCCTCGAAGCAGGACCAGTGGGGCGTACAGTTCCGCACCCACAGAGCCGTGGTAACGCCATCGAATCCAGCCGCAGTAGCGTGAGCGCGAGTCCACCATCCCGTGTCAAGGTGCCAACGCAGGGGCCTGCGGGGCTCTAGGACGGGCTTTGGGGCATCAGGTAGGGGGTCAGCCTTGGCACACCCAGCGAAGAGCAGAGAGAGCGCCAGCATGACGGCTAGGACACCCAATAGCGTGAGTATCCCTATGATGGCAGCGTTACGGTGGTAGTGGGGCGCCGGCACCTTCCGCAATCCACCAGTATCGAGTGCGAGTGAGTCCGCCACACCGTACTTGGTGTCACAGTCCTCCTCAATGTAATCTGGATTGAGGTCCGGATCCTCGTAGTCACCACGGCAGTTAGAGCACATTGTCATTTCTCCTTATCCAGTATCCACCAGACAGCCTTGCGAATGTCTGAGAGTTGCCACACGACAAGACTCAGTTGGGCGCTAATGAGGCCGAGTAAGAATACTGTTGCCACTATACACCTTCCTTTCTCTGGTCCCGTACCGATCGTGGCATCCCCGACAGCACTCTGAACCTGGCATCCCGTAACGCCGTTAGCGATGCCGAACGTGTTAGGTACTTCTCAGGGCCAAATAGCACGTGTTTGGTGGCGCTCTCAATGCACGTGAGGCCCCACTGGGGAGTCAGTACGGTATCGAGGGCGGTAAGGTTAACGCGATGCTCACCGTTCACTTTGGCACCTCCACGGCAATAGGTTTCCAGATGTGACTACACAATGTGCAGACAAACGATTGCAGCTTGATACGCCACCGCACCCCGCGAGTACGGCCGCAACTGGGACACGATACCTTTGTCATCGTCTTTGCCTTTCTACTTCCTCACGTTCTCGATCCGTCTGCGGTCCATTGCCGCCGTAATAGTCCTCTAGCCAGCGCTCGTGCTGTGACTCGGCACAGTTCTGGCACTGGTACCCATCGGTGCCACGGGAGTTAGGACAGCCATCCGTCCAAGGGTCGCCGGTATTGGTACAGAGGCCGTGGGAACAGAGACTATAGCCGCACAGTTCACAGTCCATCGGCTTTCCCTTCGGCTTTGGCGATTGCGGCCCGCGCGACGCGCTCCAAGTCAGCGAATTCGGTATTACCCGCCGCGACTAATTGAGCCAGCGCCAGCAACTCCGGCGCCGCCGCGATCAGCCGGGCGTTGGCCTCAATTTCGTCCTTATCATCTTCAGCGGCAACCGACAGTTGCATGTCGCAGATAAACGGCATGCGCTCGTTGTACGTTTCCACGTACAGGTTGCTGCGAATAGACGTGTTGAGATGCCACGGGCCGGGCGTGTGCTTCCCTTGCGCTTTCGTCACCTTGTCCATAGCCGTCACTGTTCCCCCTCCCTGCAATCTCACAAACTCATGCGCCTTGGCCAGCGTCAGATTGTCTGTGTATGTGTTGCCGTCGGAGTACCTGTAGAGTTTCGGTTGCGCTTTGATCGTCACGATTGCACCTCACTCCCCAAACCAGAACTGCTGCGCGTATTCCAGCAGCGTTGCTTGTTCCGCGTTCGTCAAGCCCTCCGCCGCCGTCCACGGCTTCCACCAGTCCTGATACTCATATACCGCCGTTGTGGGCTGGCAGTATTGGTCAAGTTCACCCACGATGCGCGACGCGGGCCCGCCAGTGCCTAGCAAGATGCGATACTCCGTCGCTTTACCTGCCTCATCCTCTTGTCCAGGCGAATACCAGTCCGACCGTACTGTGACCTCTAATGCATCCTCAGACATAATCCTCTCGCGCTGTTCTTCGTCGTCCAGGTGCTCACGCATCCATTCAAGCGAATTGTGGGCAGCTTCGTTTGTAACCGTCTGAAAGTCCTTTTCCTTGACCACTGTGCTACGTTTTGACATACCGCCCTCCATTGCGTGATTCCACTCGCTTCCCCGTAGAGTGGTGACGGTACTACTCGATTTCGTTACCCCAACTATCCCAGCCTTCTGCCTTGCGTCGTGCGAACAATTCCAGATAAGGCCTAGGTGATACTGATTCAATCCATTGCCTCATCACTTCGGGCTTAACTGAATGCTCCCCATGCGGTGCATCGAATCCGTCAATCAATGTCCTGCCTTGTGCGCGCTTGCCATTCTCACCTAAGCGATAGGGACAGACTCCACGAGTGGCGAATATCACATGCTCTGTTTGCCCACGGTAGTACTGGCCTAGTCCAAAGCGGTCTTTGGCCCAAGTAATGAGCGTCTTATACTCGAATCCCCACGCCTTGACCACTTCCAAGGCGTCCAGCAGTTTGTTATTGGTGGCCCATAGGTACAGGTGAGCATCGTCCTCTGCAATCGCCTTGATTGACATTGGCGTTTCAATGTCACCATTCTTGACTGGTATCCACAGTCCGCAGATGTCACGCGTGTGCATGAGAGGATAGTGCCTGTCTGCCCCGCGCTTAATCTGTCCCCCGCCAAACTCAGACCACGGCGGGTCAGCGTAAATAGTGCGGTACTTCATTGTGGAAACGCTCCATCGAACGCTTTCAGTCGCGGGTAGGTGTCGCAAATGTCCTTCCACGCTTTCTTGTCCGAGACACTGGGACGGTCGCCTTGCTCAATGTAATAGGCATAGAACTTTGCCCAGTCGTGACTTTCCTTTGGCGTGAGTCTAGCTAGTTTGCGTCGCGTTAGTTGCATTGTCCCTCTCCATTCCGGCCTAGTGGCCTACAGCACTATCTCAGTGTTGGCCCGATTGTTCCGAATGCGAATTTGTATCGGGTCGCTGGATAGTAAAGTTATCGTAACATTGTAAGCGTGCAATGCATTCCTGATTATGAGGAAACGTTCATTGCAGGAAACAACACGGCAGGCATTCCGCACTTTACGGGCCGCGTGATAGTCCTTCAATGGGTCTGGACCTAGACAGTGGGCATTGCCAATTACATTCTCAATGTCTCGTATCTTGCTCACGATTACACCAACACACTGTAGGGCAGGATTCGCGTCGAGTACTTGCGGCGACGAACGCATTCACGAGGCACTACCATTGAAACTGGCCGGGTAACTATCTCACCGCGATAGTATCCACGTCCAGACCTTGCTGTGACTTTAACTGACGCTGACGTGGGGTACTTCACGATACCGGAATGGTCCTGGCAAAGCATATCAACGACTATGCCAGCAATCAGACCGGCGAATCCGTCTATGTAGACCTTGCTTCCCTTTTGCAATGTCACCATTGTGTTTCCCTCCTCTATGCTCAAACTGTACAGCAACCTAAGCTATAACCGCGCCGTCACCGTCAAGGCATATCGGATGCACATCCTCAGCGGTGAGTACGCGGTACGTTGAACGATGCAATTTTTCCAATGCTTCTCTTGCGGCTTGGACGTATTCGCTGAGATAATCGGTTAGGTTGCGAGTCTCAATCTGCCAATCATCCCAGTAGCGAATCTGTGGTGTTCCCATTTGACGTGTTGCTGGCCGACCGTGAGCCTCATAGCGTAACTGAGACTCCAGTACAATGTACCCTCCGTGTGCTGCCTTAGTCTGGTACAGCGTAAATAGCAGAATGTCTCCAGACTTGGTACGGATGCGAGACTTTGCTTCTGGTTTGATACCTTGACGCGAATCCCAGAAGTAACGCTCCAATAGATCACACTCGCGTTTGAGCGTGTCGAACGTTTCCAGTTTCGCTTTCTTTGTCAGTGACATTGTGTACCTCCCCTGTGAATCCATAATCGCTTATGTATATAGATACAGTCAAGTACCAATTTCAAATTGATAGTACTGGTACGCTAGAAACACTTGACTCCAATTAGAAACTGGTGTTAGCGTCTCAGACTGAGATGGAACAACTAGGACTTGCTGAAGCAACCGAAAACAGGCCAATTGCTGCGCTTGGCGTGCTCGCACAGGAACGCAATAATTTATCTACTCGTTTCCAACCTGGACAGACCGGAAATCCTCATGGCAGGCCTAAGAGTGCGAAATTTCGTCGCGCATTCCTAAAGACGCTGAATCAAGAGATTGCGGCTGGCGCAACCAGGCTGGACCACATTGCCGATCAGCTCACCGACATTGCAGCCGGCGACTATCAGACGGCCGCTTTCATTCGTGACACTGTAGACGGCAAGCCCACATCGCACGACGATAGCGCCGTAGTCAATAACATCTGCATTGAAGTAGTTTCCATTGGTGGGCAATGAGAGGGAGGGCCCAGTGAAGCACGGTATCAGTGAAGTAGGCAAGTATCCTTGCGAGTGTGGCAGAGCGTACTCGACACCGCAACGTTTCGTTGAGCACGTTCATACCGATTGCAAGGCCGGCATCATTACAGTGGGCAACAAAGCAGTCAAGCCCGTAGTACACTAACGCCTCACTGGCCGTTAAGCCCAGTGCAACGTATCGTCAATGCCTTCCCGTCTCTACACTTGGTTGCTGGACAATCTAGTCAACGTCATCATTGCGCTACTTGGCATTGCGATCGTACTGTCATTAGGCCTACTCTTTGCTGCAGTCTACTTCAGCTAGATGTCTAAACCGTACCTCATAACCTACACTGACGGTAGCAAGCGCCACTGTAACCGGCGGGAGCTAGACTCGCTACGGCCACACGTCAAGCCCATTGGCGATCGCAAGTACCTCTGCACTATCCCATGCCACACTGTCCGCATGACTGCGACGGAGAACACGCTGGCAACGCTGGCACTGGCGCCGGCCGTGTCGCTCGACCGCTGGCCCGGTCCTGATGTCGTTATCGAGATGGACGGCAAGCGGTACCGCGAGTGTGGCCTAGAGAATCCGGTAACAATGCTAGCGAGGCTACAGTGTGTCGTTCCTACGCCTACTAACGCTCCAGATTGTCGAGGGTAAGATGACGGTAGAGCAGGCACGCGCTATCGTCATTGCCAGAGCCGAGCGTAACCGCAGCTATGCCACAGCCAAGCTACAGGGCCGACATACTAAGCCTGGACCTAACGGACTACTGGCACGCGTGATGGCAGCGGGGGCACACTAGTGTATGGCACTAAGGCAGCACCGAGCTATGGACCGGACACGCCACCGTTCGAGGAGAGTGCTGACCAACGCGGACCTAAGCCGGATGCTGGCCGACCCGACAAGACACGCAATTCCGGTACTCGCCTTGCCGCCGTATTCGTCAGGCACGGAGACACTCAGTACAACAAAGGCGAAGGCGACGTTGAGCGTGTCCGTGGCCAAGCCAACGTCCCACTTGACGCCGATGGACGTAAAGAGGCTGTTGTTGCTGGACGCACGCTCGCGCAACATGGCGGGGTGTCGTCGGTGCAACATACTCATCTTGATCGTGGTCGTGACACCGCCAAAGCCATTGCTGACGCTACCGGTGCCAAGCTCAAGCCCAACGACGGCCTGTTGCCGTGGGACAAGGGTGACGCCGAGGGTAAGCCCATCGAGAAGGAAGACCCCAAGCTCCGTGTCTTCGCCACAAAGAAGCGCAACACACCGGTGCCGGGTGGAGAGTCCTTCAACGCCTTCACTAGCCGCACCGATGCTGCGGCCAGGAGTGTCGTCAAGGCTGGCCAGAGGTCAGTGCGGGCGGGTAAAGGACCGGTAGCCGCAGTGAACCACAGTGTAGAGATGCGCCGCCTCCCACACCTGTTCGATGGCAAGCCGGAGCCTGATGCGCTCAAGGGCGGTGTCGATCCTGGCGGCATGATAGGCGTCACGATGGCGGGCAAAACAGTCAAGCTGAAGCCGGGAATGTGGGGGAGTAAACGATGAGCCGCAGCACAATGTATGCTCAGCGCCACTCCAGAATTCGTAAGCCCAATGTCCGGCTTGGTACCGTAGGCAACATGGGCTTCTACCTCGCTCCGTGTGGGCACGTTGTCAATCAGAGGTTTTCGTTACAGTGTATAGACTGCTACCGCAAGTCCAAGTTTCAAACTGGGAAAGCATGGAGCGGTGACCACGTGCGAACGGATACACGGGGTTATCGCCGTGTTCGAGACCCCGAAGTAAGGCCGGGAGAACCGTGCAGGCTGGTATTGGAACACGTCGCTATTGCCCGTAAAGTGCTTGGCCGCCCACTCACGCCCGATGAGTGTGTCCACCATCTGAACGGAAATAAAGCAGACAATAGGCACTGCAATCTCGTTATCTGCACCAAGTCTTATCATCGGTGGCTACATAACTACATGAGCTACTTGTACCAGCAGGAGCACTTCACATGAAATGGAAAATAAAAGGAAAAGGGGCACCTCCTACTGTGATTCCTGCTGGAGGCTCGTCAAATTTTAACAGCCCTGACGCCCAGTACGGTGGCGGTGCTAACGGCCGCATGTCGCCGCATCCGTCGAAGGGTGCGATGCCGGGGCAGGCGCCGAATCCGACAACGAGTCAGTTTGCGCCCAAGAAGCGTGCCCACTTCCCTATGCCGCGGTCAAGTCGCAATACCGGGCGCAACGTGAAGACTACGCCTCGGTATCCCACAGGTGGAGGGCGCTAATGCCGGCCTACCAGAACGCCCAGCCCCCCAATAGCATCTCCCCCGGTGACGTGGCAACGGTCTGGAATGCCGAAACTCCTGCCGCCGGTGCCGGTGGCGCCTCTGCATCCTCTCAGGTGGCGCTGGCAACAGCGGTGTCGCAGTCGTCCTCTGTCCACTTTGATGGCAAGTTCGCTGGCGCTCCCGGTGCATTTGAGGTGGACTGCCAAGTAGCCGATGTCGATGTCGATACAAACTATCAGACACTCGCCAATCTCAACATCACTACCGTTGATGCCGTCAACAATACGTTCCACGCTGAAGCTATTACGGATGCCCGCTTTGCCCGGATGCTAATGCGATCGCGGACTAACGCCGTCTCCATCGTGGGTACAATCGGACGCTGATGCCGCAAGAAGACGATACCAAAAAAGATAAAGGAAGTGCCGTCGCCGGTTTCTTTGCCGATGACCCGCAAGGTTGGCCTCCGACAAAGGGTAATGCCATGACAGACGCGGCTGAGGCTAATAAGGAAAGGTCTCGTCAAATAGCGCGTCGGTGGGCTGCTGATGCAGCGGAGCGCAAAAAACCTGCTGGAATGTTTGGGACGAAACGATAGTGGCTAAGAGTGGCAGCATCAAGATCCGTGTGGCGTTTCAGCCTAAGCAGATGCAACTGTACCGCACTGTCGAGGACTCTATTGCCACTTGGGACGGCTTCGGCGGCTCCCGCGGCGGTGCCAAATCTGCGGCCATACGCCGTGTTGACGCTATGAGGCGGCTACAGCACACCGCCAGCCGTTCACTGGTAATCCGCCGCACTTTCGACGAAGTGTACGAGAACCACATCCTGAAGTACTTCGATGAAATCCCACAGACTCGCCAATGGTACAGTGCCACGCACAAGGCTATTACGTGGCCGAACGGCTCCATTACGAAGTTTGGCTATGCTGAGCACAAAGGCGACATCAATGCCTTCCAGGGCCAGGAGTTCATGGACATCTTCATCGACGAGGCAACCCATTTTACTGAAGATGAGATCAAGTTCTTGAAGACGTGCAACCGCGCTCCCGGCATTGAGGACAACAAGTGTAAGATGGTGCTGACGATGAACCCCGGTAACGTAGGCCACGGCTTCATCAAGCGCGTATTCCACGACAAAGCCTACCACGAGAATGAAATTCCGGCCGACTACACCTTCATACAGGCGTATGCGTGGGACAATATCGAGTGGGTGCGGACGTACCTCAAAAAAGAGTGCATTAGCGACTTCACCTACTACAACGTGTGGACGGACAAGCAACGGTTCCAGTGCTTCGTCACGCAATCCACTTACGGACGGGAACTCAATGCCCTACCACAGGCTATGCGTATCGGCCATCTCCTCGGGCGCTGGGACATCTTCGCCGGCCAGTACTTCGACATCTTCGATCGTGCTCGTCACATCCACGCTCTAGACCTCCTCGGCATCAAGGACTGGCATCGGCGCTGGATTTCTATTGACTGGGGCTACGCACACAACGCCGCCGCGTACTGGCACAGTAGTGAGAACGCCAGCCCAACGAAGAAGGTGACGAAAACGTACCGCGAGCACGTCGTCAACCAGACGGCGCCGCGGGAGTTGGCCCAGCAAATCTGCCAGATGTCACGGTTGGAGTCCGGCACCAAAGAGCGCATCATGGAAATCTATCTGTCGCCGGACGCCTTTGCCCATCGTACAGCGGAGTCCAGCATAGCGGAACAAATGAATGAGATATTCCTTGCTAACGGTTTCCCCAGTGCCTCCAAAGCCCTCGACGACCGCGTTGGCGGCTGGATGCGAATGTATCAGGGCCTCAAGTACGACGAGTGGCTCATCAGCGAGGACTGCCGGGAACTCATCAAAGTGTTACCGTCTCTCACCCGCGACGATGACAAGCGCGAAGACTGCATCAAGTTCGACGGCGACGACGCCGCCGATGCCGCCCGGTACGGCGTCTACTCCGATGCCCCGGCGAATCCAACACCCTACGGTGAGCGCGTCCAAGCCGAAGTAGCGGCGATGCAGAAGATAGCGCCTGCTACTGTCGAGGGCGTCACCGATTACAATATCGTGGCCATGCAATCTCGTATAGCGGAAGCGAAGCTGAAAAAAGAGTTCCAACCGACCCGCCGTAATCCGAGGCATCGTTGGGGGCCGCAGCGTTATGCTGTGGAGAGTTATCGCTAACAGGAGAATCAAATGATTAAGAAACTACTCGCCGTACTGGTGGCGTTGGCTTTCACCATAATGCCCGTCGCCACTCTTGATGCACAGCAGTCGGTGCCGCAAGGATATGCACAGTACTCTCGCGGCTTTGGCTATTTTACGGCCACGGTCTACAATCAGTGGAAAGCCATCGTGGTCAACGGCAACTTGGCTACCGGCTCCCAGACTATTCAGGTGCAGTACGGCCAGATCGCACTTCCCGACGGCTCACTTGTCAATCCGTTCAACGTCAACGCTCCTATCACTATCGACTTCGGTGCCAACCAGGAAACGGTGACGCCGTCGGCTGTGAGTGGCTGCAACGTCGGTGCTGGCAACCCACTGCCATCTCTCTGTAACATTACTGCCACCTTCGCCAATACACACGGCCAGGGCGCTCCCGTATTCTCCGGCTCGTTTGGACTCCAAGAAGCCATCAACGATGCGTTCATAAAAAATGGTGGCACTGTGGTGGTGGATAAGGCGTGGGGAGGCACTAACGCCACCCTTACCGCCGCCGTTCCTTATCCTAGCGTCGTCATCATGGACACGCGGCAGGGCGCACCGGTGTATTGGAATGCCCAGGGCGGTCTAACTACCCTTGCGGCTCCGACTACGCTAGTCAACACCACTACCGTCGGTATCACCGTCAACGGCGCCAATGCCACGAGCGGATTCTACACCAACGCCGCAGCTTACTTTGTCTGTATCGCCTACGTGGACGTTGCCGGTCAAGAGGGTCCGTGCTCAGGCACTATGTCGTTTACTCCAGCTTCCGGTACCACCAACCAAATTGGCTTCACGGCTCCTGCTGCGTCCCCCGGCGCTGTCGGTTGGGTGCCCTACATCTCCCTGACATCGGGATCCTACGTGCTGGCCTACAAGGTGCCATTGGTAACGCAGCCCACCGTAGTCGGGGCCTTGCCTCTCTCCAACGGCGTCTGTACCTTGACGGCAGTTGAGTTTGTAACTCCGGCTTGTGCCGTCACCAACGCCACCTACGGCCAAACGGGGAGCGGCGCTGTCGTATCCGCTCTCACGGTGAGCACGTCACCGATTGACCCGCAGGTCACTACGGTATCGAGCACAACGGTATTTACGCCTAATGCTGGTGGCCGCACCACCTACACTTACGTTCCTGCTGCCCACGTTGGCTACTACGGCTTCCCAGGGGGCTTCCTACCCTTTACGATCGCAGCCGCTCCCGCTACTGTGGTACCGACTGTCCTTGGCACTATCAACCTGCCTCCAGGGATAATGAACTACGTAGGCCGCACACTTGAAATCTGTGGGTATGCCACTACCACCGCCACGGCCTCTACCATTGAGGACATCTCATTCCAGTGGGATGCTTTTGGCCAAAACACTGCAGGCAAGGGTCTCGTCATCGGCAACCTTACCGGCACCACTACCCTCGCCACCACCGGTCACATTTCCTTCTGTGCGGACTTTATGACTACAGTGGCATCGGCCTCCGCAACGGGCGGCTCCATTAACCCCCTTAGCGGCATCGGCACCATCTCCGGCGTTGACCTCGCTGCCACCAACACCGTGATGGGCAATACACTGACGGGTGCTGTCGGCTCCATGAATCTGGCAATGGAAGCCCGCATCAACGTCATCTACTTGCACACTACCGCCACTGACGGCGCGGGCTACACGTTGCAATCGCTGTCGGCAAAGGTCATCAACTAGGTGGCGTTTCTCGATCCCAACAAGTACCCAATAGTGGCGGCAATGTGGTACGCCTTCGAGACCCCGTGCCGCCACTGGAGGATACCGCACGAGATACAATTCCTTCGGCGTAACCCGATGTGGTGGAAAGCACCAGTACCGTCGTTGCGTAACAGATTGGAACTCCGCTTTGCTATCAACAATTAAACGATGGCTCGGCATCACGGCGTTACAGTCACGCATTGCCGAACTCGAAACCGAGAACGCCGCACTAAAAGAAGGCCGCGCCGTAGTGCTGCCGGGCGGCAAGCTCGCCATCGCTGACACGCCGGTACCGGCGGCGTTACGGCCCCGCGTCCACAGCTTCCACCAGTACGCTCGCAACCGTGAGGCGCAGGCGTGGAAAGACCTCTGCGACGAAGCCTTCCCCAATGCCAACTCTGCCACTAAAAGACCGAGTTAGCGCTGACCATGCGGGCTACATGGAACTCGACGGCGCCAAGAAAGACGGCGACTGCGAAATCGTACAGGTGGAGGGCGGCATCTCTCAGCACTTCGGTTGCTGTAACTTATTTGACCCGTTCAAGGGTGCCCGCAAGTTCGACTGTGGTCACTGTGAGTATGTCAGGCCCAAATGAGTGAACGAATCTACATCGTCGTGCTTCGCAATCTGGACTTGCCAGACCGTAAACTTTGCATGACCTCGGGGCGTATCGCCTCTCATGCTGTTCATGTGGCGGCGAAACTTCAGCGATTGATTCCTGACGTAGACGCACAGGATAAGGATATTATTATTCTTTCGGTAGCTGACAACGCAGAGCTTGAAAGTCTCTGTCAGCGGCTCATCGGTGAAGGCGTGATGTTTGTTGAATACCGCGACATTGACCGCGTGATTGACGGCGAACACCTGACAGCCATCGCCACGTATCCTATTGAAAAGAATTCTTCGTTTGCATTGAAGCACTTGCGTCCGTGGAAATGTGCCTGCAACGAAGTCCAAGTCCCTCGTAGCTCAGCGGTAGAGCACTTGACCACTAGTCAAGAGGTCGCGGATAGGCGTTCGCCTGTCGATGTTGGTTCGAGTCCCGCCGAGGGAGCCAAGTGAGCGTCAACTGTCCCAACTGTGGTGAGCCCCTGTGGCTCGAAGTCAGTGAGGAAGTCACGACCGAATGCTGGCACTGCCACCACAAGCTCATCCGTGTGGGCGACCACTACATCAAAGCCGAAGAAATCTACGTCCACGATGATTTAGAGGCGACGTAGCGTGCCGGACAGCAAGGCACAGGTGCGGTGGGCTCACGCTACCGTACAGGGCAGCACCGGCGGTGACAAGACCTTCGCCAAGGAAGTAATCAGTCAGATGCACGGACGCAAAATGAACGAGTTACCGGAGCGTAGTCGGGCTCATTTCCCAAGACCGAAAAGGAGAAAGCAATGAACATCAGCGTTAGTGGTGGTTGGACAGAGGGTGAAGCAAGGAATGAACTCGACTTCAAAGTATCGGCAGTAGGCGCTGATGCCCAAGAGGTCGCGCATCTACAGTCGTTGCTTGCTGACGACTGGTCGATCGAGAACGTGGCCTTCAGCGCGGGCACGCTTACGTTCGATGTCAAAGCCGCTCGCAAGGTGACGTTGGCGGCACAAGCGGAAGCCAAAGCCGCTGCGGATAGGGTGGCTGCTGACAAGGCTGCTGCCGACGCCAAGGTTGCCAGTGACGCCGCTGCAGAACAGGCCAAGAAAGACGCCCGTGTCGCCGGGATCGCGGCTGCTGCATCCAAGGCCGCTGTCGAAGCCGTACTGGCGGCTGAAGCCCCAGGCCTCAAAGCCGCAGTGAAGTAACCGACTTTCTATCCAAGACAGGTAACAAAAGGAGCAGTATGCCTCAAACAGCAAGTCAACCGTTGTCCATGAATGTTCTAGCCGCCGCCGTTGTGCCTCTTGTCATCACGACGCTTGTGATGCCGAACGCACAGGTGGGCGTGCCTTACTCACAGCAACTCACAGCCACCGGGGGCACGATACCCTATACGTGGTCCATTATCGCGGGTGCTCTCCCGGCAGGGTTGTCCCTCGATCCTGTTACGGGCATCATTTCCGGCACTCCGCTTGCCGCCACTGTGACCCCAGCAGCTTTCACGGCCCAAGTTGTTGATTCCGGTGCGTAATGCCGCAGACAGCGACACGCACATTCAGTCTGATTGTAGAAAAGGAAAAGCCCATGTCCCAAGTCACACTTGTTTGGAACGCAAACGCAGATCCCAACGTATCGTACTCCGTCTTTCGCGGCACTTCATCTAACGCTGAAGGACCATTGTCATTGAATGCCTCCCCGCTCGTTTTCGCTCCTGGCGTTCAGCCCACTTTCACCGACCCCACCGTGGTCATTGGCAATATCTACTTCTACCGCGTAGCAGCTTTCAAGAGCGGTCTAGAGAGTCCTTTCTCGAACGAAGTAGTAACCATCCGTATTCCGTTCGCCGCAGGTGCTCCGAACCTTCCGCTTGGCCGAGCTTCCGGCTTTGGCGTCCTTGCCGCTACCACAATTACCAATACTGGCGCATCTGAAGTCCGCGGCGACATTGGTGTCGCTCCCGGCACTTCCATCGTCGGCTTCGACACTCCCGGTGGCCCCGGTTTCTACAGCGGTTCCGAACACATCGACGACTTCGTTGCCATTGCCGCCCAAGCTGATGCCCTCGCAGCCTGGAACGCAGGCATGGCAGCCAAGAACCCTGATGGCTCCGTAACCAACCTCGGTACTGCCGTCAACATCGGCGGCACAACGCTCAAGCCTGGTGTCTACTTCGCTCCCGACTCCCTCGGCATCACTGGCAACGTCATTTTGGACGCCGGTGGCAATGCCGATGCAGTCTGGATATTCCAAGTGGGCACTGCCGTCACAATGGCCGGCGCCATCATCCTTCGCGGCGGCGCACAGGCTGCTAACGTGTACTGGATCGTGGGCAGCGCCGCCACTATCGGTACCGGTTCTGTATTCAACGGCATTCTGCTTGCGAAAACTTCCATCACGCTCGTTACCGGAGCCAACGTTGACGGCCAACTCATTGCACTGAATGGCGCCATTACGATGGACACCAACTCAGTCGCTATGTTCATCCCCATCGTCCTCATTATCAACGGACGCGGGAAGGACGTGAAGATCGGAGACGTGTTCTTCGATTGCGCGACCGGAACCTACCAAGAAGCCATCGCGGCTGGTATTACCTCCACCAGTGTTGTCGCCTACAATCCCGTCATTGGCGGCACTACGCAGGACGGTACCGTGACGTGGCAGACGCTTGACCCGCCGATTGGTTCGCCGCTCGGCTTGCCTCCGTCGCAACCCGTACCGCCTCCAGTGGCACCGTTGGCGCCCACGGGATTGGCCATCAGTTCCGAGTCCTAACCCTTTACCGCTTCGGCCATTGAGCGTATCAGTGGCCTTCTACTATGGCGACAGCACCTCCCATTCCGCAACAGTCTAACGGTCTCGACTCCCAAGACAATCAGGGACCGATTCAGGCTGGCATAACAGTGCCTGCCGAGCAGGGTCAGGGGACGAATCCGCCTCCTGACCAGATGGGGCCGAATTACGAGAACATGGAGAAGCTGAAGCCGAAGTGGGTATCGACTCTCCGCGACCTCGTGATGAAGTACAGGATGGAGGGGCTAGTATCCCGGCGACAGGAAATCAGACGCAATCGGCTCGCCCGTCTCTATTGGCAGGGTCTCCAGTACGCTTGGTGGGATCCCGGCAACTTCAACTGGAATCTCCCATTCCAAAGTAGGTTCGACGATGACACCAACATTGAGCAGCAGCCGCGGTATCAGTTCGTCACCAACTACTATAAGGGTTTTGGGCTTACCTTTGTCTCTCTTCTATCTCAGGACGTTCCCACAGTTCGTTGGTATCCTAAGTCGGCTACAAACGTCCAAGATATTTACGCAGCAAAGGCCGCTGGTGACGTATGTGACCTCATCGAGCGCAACAACGACCCCACGCAACTCCTCCGCGACATAGCCTACTATTTTTGGACTGACGGCAAGTGTGCCGCCTACGTGCGCTACGTCACCGATGGCGAACGCTTCGGCTATGATGAGATGCCAGAACTCGAAGCGCAACAGAAGGGAGTAGGAGATGACACCTACGTCTGCCCCAACTGTGGCAATCGTCAGCCCGCCGGTGGCGCCATGTTCGCTGGCGGTGCAATGTGTCAGCAGTGTGGTACACCACTGTCACAAGAGAACTTGCAGCCTGCCCCGATGGTGACGGCACCCTCGGTGAAGCAACAGCATCGTATTCCCAACGGCCAAGAGTCCATCACGATTGTGGGCGGTCTGGAGTTTAACACGCCCGTGTGGTGCCGTGAGTGGAACGAGATGCCGTACTGTCAGTGGCAAGTAGAAGTACATCGTAGCAAACTAAGAGCCGTGTACCCCCACGTTGCCGACAAGATTCAGGCCGGGGAACCGCAGGACGCCGAGGACGTGTACGCCCGCGTATCTCGTATGGCATCGTCACAAGGTCTGCCCCAGGTCCACCCCGCCGACGCTCTCTACGCCGTCGTCACATTTACGCGCACTTGGCTCGATCCTGCCGCCTTCATGGAAATCGACGACAAGGAGATGCGGGCTGAGTTGATGAACGAGTTTACGAAAGGGTGCTACGCCGCTTTCGCCGGCTCTACCTACTGTGAAGCCCGTAACGAGAACAGACGCAAACACTGGGCCTTCAAGTCAGCAGAGCCCGGTGACGGTTCAGCGCGTCCTGGTGTTGGCGACGGCATGATACAGATTCAGGAGCGGTACAATACCCTCTCCAACATCCAAGCAGAAACGTATGAATATGGCATCCCAGCCGGGTATTGTGACCCTACCACTATCAGTGCCGAGGCTTGGACGAGTCAGACATCGGAGCCGGCAGCAAAGTACAGTGCCCGCGCACTCCCCGGCCAGCCGCTACAGAATTCTTTCTTCTTTGAGCCTGCCGCTGTCATCCAGCGCGACATGGTGCAGCACATGCAGGACTTGGTGGGGCCTGTCGCCCAGTTCGTCACAGGCTTATTCCCCGCCATCTACGGTGCCGAAGTGAAAGGTGCGGCTGGTGAGACTGCAAGTGGTTATGCTATGGCCCGCGATCAAGCTATGGGCCGTATCGGTGTCGTGTGGCGTGCCGTCAAGGAACTCTGGGCCGACATGATGTTTCTGGGGCTCCAGTGCTTCAAGGACAACCGCAGCGAAGACGTACCGGTGCCGATACTCGGTGAGGATGGCGAGTTCGACGAGAAGGTGATACACCTAGCCGACCTCCAGGGCAATCTGATTGCGTACCCGGAGCCCGACGAGACCTTCCCACGGCTGAAATCACAGCAGCGTGCCGTTATCCAGAACATGATGCAGATGGAAGACCCGCTAGTGCTGAAGATACTGAGTGAGCCCGCCAACCTCGGCACCATTCGCTCGATGCTGGGACTGACTGACCTTGTTGTGCCTGGTGAGGACTCCAGTAACAAGCAGATGCGTGAGATTGACCAGCTACTGAAGTCGGCACCGCTCCCAGGGATGCCGGATATGGTAACTGGCGCTGTCGGCCCCGACCAGCCCTCCGTCATGGTGGACCCACTACTCGATGACCACGCTGTCGAGTTCGAGGAGTGCAAACGCTGGGCTAACTCAGAAGAGGGCCAGCAAGCTAAGAGTCAGAATCCGCCAGGGTGGGCTAACGTACACGCTCATGCACAGCAACACTTCCAGTTGATGCAAGCACAGCAGATGGCAGAGCAGGCCGCGAGTGGAGTCAAGGCAGCACAGGGCAAAACCGACTAATGGACAAAGTACGCGGCGGAACTCCGTACGGCACTAAAAGCATGTGCGTCAACTGTCGCAATGCTCAAGTGGTGCGGGGGCTCAACAATCAGGAGTTGACAGTTTGTCGCCTAAATGGATGGCCGTTGGCTGTACGATTCCCAGTCGAATCTTGTTCCGGTTTCGATGACAAGCGGACGCCACCTCTGCACGAGATGCACCAGATTGCATGGGTCATTCACGCTCGTAATCGTGGTCCTATTGGATTCTCTGGCGACGGTAAGACTGAAATTGTAGTCGAGCCTCCGAACCCTTACGGAGTGCCCCAGCAACCAGCAACATCGAATTTCGCCCTCGGTAACGACGGCGATGCAGTGACAACAAAGGAGGCATACTAATGCCTGAAGGTACAGCAGCAGCACCTCCGTCAGCGGCAGCTTCGACTCCCGTTGGCGCAGGTGACGGAATGACCGATGCCCAAATCCTTGGTGGTGGTACGCCAACGACTCCGGTACCGGATGCGCCCGATACGTCAGCGCCAGCAGCCCCAGACACCACTGCGGCTCCGGCGGCACCAGACACTCAGGCCCCAGCAGCCACAGCGGAACCTAAGCCTGTAGCGCCGGGAGAACAGATGCCGGAAGCACTTCGTCGTGCCTCCGCCGCCGATCCCGCCGTCCGTGCTGAAGTGAACCGTCTGTGGTCCCAGATGCAGAACTACGTCACACTAGGGCCAGCCGCAGAGTTAAAGGCCCTCAAGGACAAGTTCCCCGGTGGCGTAGCCGAAGCCGACCGCATCATCAACGACGCCATTGGTATCCAGGCTGTCGATTCCCAGTTCTACGAAGGCGGACCCGAACAACGCGCTGAACTCATCAAGTCACTCTACGCTGACGACCCTGCTGCCGTCATTGGCACCACGGAAGTGAGCCTACAGTTTCTTCGTGACACAGCGCCGCAGGAGTACGCCCGCCTCAGTGACGGCATTCTCCAGAGTGCCCTCGCCAAAGGTGAGATGGGTGCCCACATCCAGCAACTCTACGACTTGGCCTCGAAAGAGCCCGACTCGGCGCTTGCTAAAGCCATCAAGGATGTCTATGAGTGGGCCTCAGAGAAGGCAGGCTTCAGGAAACCGCCAACGGACCCGCGGCAGGCTGAACTTGATCGCCGCAAAGCCGAACTGGATACCCGCGACAAAACCTTCAACCAGCAACAGTACACCGCCTACCAGTCCAGCCTCAACGATTCCGCCATCAACGGTATCGGATCTGAAATCGCCACCATGCTCGACACCCTCACCAAAGACGTTCCCATTGCTGACGGTGCCAAAGCACGGATTGCCGACCAGATTCTCAACGAGGTGGAGTCAAAGCTGAGAGCGGACGCGACGTTGCAGTACCAGATACAGTCGCTACTGTCGCTGAAACGCTATGACGACGCAACACGCAATCAGCACGTTCAGCTTCTCGTCAACAGAGCCAAAGTAGTGCTGCCAGACGTGGCGCGTACTATTTTCGGTGAGTGGACTACCAACGTGCTGGCCGTCAACAAGGCCACGCTCGACAAAAAGACCGCAGCAGCGAGCCGTACCGACATTGTAGGTGGTGGTGCTGGCGATAACAGACGCCAAGCCACACCGAAGCCCGGTGAAGTCGACTACTCCAAAACGAGTGATGCCGACATTCTCTCTGGCAACATAAAGCGACGATAACGGATACGCCTGCGCTGCTGAGAAAGAGACAAAGGAATGCCGAATAACCAGGTAATTGCATTACAACTGGAGAAAGTGCGCGACAAAGTACCTCTGCTGTATGAGCGCAGTGACAAGATTCTCCAGATGATTCAGCAGCGCGGCGACGTAGAGAAGGTATCCACCCGCTTCATGCGTCTTCCGCTCCAGATCAACCCCGGCGGAAAGGCCGGTATGTACAACCCCGACGGCGGCGACCTCGGCCGTGGCACCATGACCACCTACGACTTCGCGCAAGTTACGCCGATGTCGTTCCGGTTCGCCGTGGAAATCACCCACTTGGTTGAGATCGCTACTAACGCCAAGGAGAAAGCCGTAGAAGATGCGGCCAAGCGCGAAGTCGCCAACGGAATGAAACAGTTCCGTATGTTCCTCGACGCTCTGATGTACACTCCCGGCAACGGCGTGCTCGCCACTGTCAGCGGCGCCCCGGTTGGTACCGTCGTTACGACAGTGGTGCCTCCAGGGTCATCGTTGTTCTACGTCGGCCAAACCATCCTCTTCTGGGATGTCACCGGTACCGTATTCCGCGGCGCCGCCAACGTCGTGCAAACTGACCCCATCGTCAACTTCACCGTAACAGTGGATGTGCTGCCCGGTGGCGTCGTCAGTGGCGACCAGATTACTCATGACGGCATCACGGGCTCGGTGACTACGCAATCCTCGCTGTTTGGGATTCCGTACCACCAGAGCAATGCCACGACCGGTATCTGGCTGAACCTCAACCGTGCCACCTACGCTACCCAGTTGCAGACACCGAGGGTTAACGCTGCCAACTCTGCCCTGGTGCCGCAATTCGTACGCCAAGCCATGCAGAAGGTCCGTTTGGCTTTGGGTGAAGACGCCCTTGGGAAACTGACGGCGTGTCTGCATCCGGCCCAAGAGACGGCGTGGGAGAACATCGGCACTACCATCAGCCAAGTCATCCTCAACCAAGTCAACGCGCAACCGAACCCTCTGCCTGGAATGCCCAAGATGATGGGTGACGCTACCATCAAGACTAGCATCCGCGCACAGCAGACGCGCATCGACTTCCTTGACCTGACACACTGGGGCCGTGCCATCATGGAAGACATCGACTTCTACGATGTCAACGGACAGACGATGTTCCAGATCTACGGAGCCTCCGGCGGTGTGGCGGCTGCGTATGACTTTTATTATGTCACTTCTTTCCAGGTCTGGAACGATTCGCCAAGGTCGGGCGCTTTTATTGATACCTTGGCAAGACCGTCCGGCTTCTAGTCTACCCGACAATAACAACAACGGTAACGACCGGGGCGGAGGCTCCTTCCCCTCCGCCTCACAACAATGCCGCTAATAGAACGCTACGATCCCCAATTCCACCTCACCGTCGCTGGTGGCGTCAACCCGCACGGCGAACCCAACTTTCGACTCATCTGGGGCCAGTCCAAAGAGAACTTTGCCTACGACGACATCACGGGTACGATGCAGCCGAAGTATCTGCCGCGCGACAGTTGGCACTTGGAGGCATGGCTGCCACCGGAGAAGTGCCCACCTCGGGGCGGCTACGAACTCTGCTACACCATCGGTACCGTCATCAATCCCAGTCAGATTCGCACTATTGTCGATATGATAGTGAAGTCGCGCACGTTCACGCTGACGGAGCGCTATAACGCCATTATGGCCCGTGAAGAGAAGAAGGAACGCGACCACGTGGAAGAGGACTACGACATTTTGGACGATGGCGTCCGCGCATTCCATCAGCAACCATTCATAGTAAAACCATAGGAGGAAGCAATGTCAGTGACAACGACTCTGAACGATCTGATTATCAAGCTACAGGCGGCGATTCGAGATAAAGACCTCGGCGCCGCCGAAGCCATCAGCGGTGAGATTGAAGCCGTCAATAAAGAAACGATGCTGACGGCACGGAAGGTAGTCTACGTCTGCAATACGACACGGCAGCCGTTTAACATGACACGGACGTTTGGCTACGTCGATGTCAAGCCCGCTAAGAAGGGGCAGCGGTATTCTCTTACGCCAATCCGCGAGTACCACGATCGCATTGTCTACGACGACAAGCACCAAATCAAGGTGACATTCCCGGCCGCTGAAGTAGCCGAAGACATCGTACATTCCTGTAACTCCGATGCTGGCCCTATCAACAGTGATGGCGATGAAGAGTTCAAGGGCAGCTACCTCGGTGTCTTTCTCTGCGCTGGCGACACGCCAACAGATGAAGAGTTACAAGAGTCCGACCAGCGACTCGTGGCTTTCGATACCTTCCTCGTCAGGAAAGCCGATGAAGTCTGGAGCGAGAAGCACGACTACAAGGAAATCTCCGGTGCACAGCGACGGGCAGCCGAGCGTCTCAACATTCGTCGTGAGTGGCTCTTTGCTCCCGAAGCCAACGTTGAGTGTCCCTTCTGCAAAGGCCCTATGCCCAAGGGTGCCGTTATTCACGCTGGCCCCGGCGGCTGCGGCCAGGTGGTAGACAAGGTGCGCTACGCCGAAATGACAGCGCCTATCCCCGGCACCCAAGTTGTTGCCGTTGGTCCCGGTGGAGTACCCATTACAGCCAAGCAGGCAGACGAAATCAGTGACGCCGATCTGGACGCGCTTACAGACCCGAACAAACAATGAAGCGATGCCTCATCCCGTTGCTGTTGCTGACAGCCCTGACCGTACTAACTCCCCGCGGGTATAGTCAGGGCGTTGGCTATAGCAATGTCGCTTTCAAATACACCTCAGGTGGAATTTGGCCTGCCAGTGGGGCCACGATAACGGTATGTCCGGCTACTTCCACCGGAGTCCCGTGCGCCCCCGTCGTAGCCGTCTATGCCGATAAAGCCTTGACGATACCGTGTGTAGCTCAAGTCGGCTGTCTCACTACCGACAACAAGGGCAATTTCAGTTTCTTCATCGCTCCCGGTGACTACATCTATACCGTATCCGGTACCGGTATCACGGCGTATGGACCTGTGTCATTCTCGCTAGGGATTACGGCGAGCGGGACAAATACGTTTACGGCGCTGCAAACGTTCAACGCGGGGCTGACGAGCACAGGCCCCAATGCGCTGAGTGGTGGCGGGAGCCTAAATGGTGTCTTCAGTGGCACTGCTACGTTGGGGACTATTACGTTTAGCACAAACCCAACGGTCTTGGGGAATCAAGCCGGTATTCAGTTCAATACACTTGGTGGCGCAGTTACAGTCCAGCCAGTTTCGACTGGCAGCAATGGGACTATCAATCTCCCGAACCCTAGTGGCGGAACCGAAACTTTATCTGGAATTATTGCCAGTGGCACTTCTACGTTGACTGCCAACGCCGCACTGGGAGCTACGACTTCACAAGCGGCAATAACAACAGCAGCCACAAATACCTTGACGACGGACGCAATCGAATGGTCTTACGCTTCTGCACCGGGAGCCGGAGACTCACTGTGTATCGTCTCAGCTTATGTGACTTCCGGCAATGTCAACTTTGTGCGTTCTAATCCAACAGCGGGAGCACAGAACGTAAGTGCCATCGTCATCAACTGGAGAGTAATTCGGTAACGTGCCAGTACTATCAACTACAGCTATTTGCCGCAAGCTCTACAGTGTCTTCGGCCTCCACGGTAACGGACGTTATCGCCTGAGTATGAGTGCCCTTTCGGACAGTGTGTCTTCAGCCTATTAAGATGCGACGGCGAATCGGGATTGTGTTGACGCGGAACAGCTACAAGATGGTAAGGGTTGACACAGTGCTTAGGACACGTTGGAGGATGATGTATCTCACGACCGCGCAATGGGCCATGGTGCAATTCCCAAGAGAAACGGTGGGCATATCCAACATTGTGGCGACCCCCGAGGCAAAAAGCACCGTAACCACTTTTGAAGCGTGCCCCAAGCCACAACCAACAATCTCCAGTTTTATCGACGAGTCTCCAGAACCGTTCTACCACAGGAACAGTAAGCGCCTGTCCGATTCGGCGTTTTGTCTCTTCCGAGTGTCGGTCTCCAAATTTCATTTGGCACCTCTAGGAGCAGTATAACACAGTATGCCTGTTTTGTCAACAAGCGCGTACAACACCGTCAGCAGCGTCATTCCGTTGATACAGTCGCTCTTGAATGACCCACAGGGCAACGTGTTTACGGTGCCGGGACTAGCGCAACCGATTGTTGGCGCTCCCCTCGGCGCCACCAACGTCGTCGGCGTCACTGTCATTATCACCACCGTGAATCCGCACGGCCTCAATCCCGGTCAGCAGACGGTCATCGCCGGTGTCGGTGTCGCAGGCTACAACGGTACCTATACAGTGCTGACAACGCCAACGCCCTACACATTTACGTACAACATTGGCGCTGGCGGACTCGGTGCCAGTGGCGGCGGCACATCGACATTCCAGGGCGGCACCATACTCCCGGCGCAAGTAAACCTGATGCCGTACCTCAACAGTTGCTACCGCACTATCCGTCGCAAGCTCACGGTCATTGGTGACGAAACCTTCGTCTACGACAACATCGTCATTACGGTAGCGCCGATAGCGTTAGCGGACCCGTCCGTGCAAGTCACCGTCAACGACGCCACACCGCCACCGAACAATCTGCCGTTCAATCTCATTGAGCCCGACAAGTTGTGGGAGCGCCTCACGGGCTCTACGGACCAGTTCGTTGAGATGGTGGACATGACGGGCCACGGTGGGCTGCCATCACGCCCGCAAGACACGACGAGACTGTCATTGTGGGAGTGGCGCACTGACGCCCTCGTGTTCCTCGGCTGTCTCAGCAGTGTCGATGTCAGGATGCGCTACAAGGCGGGGCTGCCGGACCTCATCGGTGGTGGCGACACCATCTTGACCCGCGACGTGCTGGACACGCTGGCACTGTTGACGGCGGCAGAGGCGGCGGGTAGCAAAGGATCGCCGTTGGGAGAGCGCTATCTCACAGAAGGTACCGATGCCCTTGAGGACATGGTTCAGATGGTAGTGCACCGGGACCAGGTTACAGGACGCCGACGCAGATCTTACAGTCACCGCAAGGGACTGAACAGGTAAAAGGAGAAAGCAATGCCAATTACAATACTCGGGACTGACGGAAACCCCTTCAATGGCCGACCTGGTGACGTGGATGCTACGCCAAACGGCGTCATCTACGTCATGGGGCAACTGAAATTTACCGGGAACTATACTACAGCCATCGGTGGCGACCTTCTCGACTTCACGACTCTGAACGACTGGGTTCCCGGCAGTGCTATTCGCCAGGTAGCCGTCTGGAGCCAAGCTGGTAACCTTCTGTTTCAGTACACGCCCAATGGCAACCTCGCTACGGCCTTGAATGCGTGGCGCGTCAAGTTGAGTGCGTCGGCTACTTTCGGTACCGAACTCGCTACCGGGGCTTACCCCGCTGCTGTCCTTGCCGACATTGTGGCCTTCACAGCCGTCTATAACAAGCTCCTCTAACGTGACGACCTCCGGCGCCTAGCGTCCTCCTTTGCGACAGTTACAAGAGAGACAGGCGGGAACGAGATTGGAAGCGAAGTCAGCCCCGCCTTTGGCAAGGGGCTTAAAGTGGTCTTTCGTTAGCGTTTTCACCGTCAGATGCTTACCACAGTAGACACAGCACCAACCATAGTACTCAACGCGGGCAAGCCATTGAGTGAGCGTGTGAGAACCCTTTGCGCCTTTTTTACGCGCAATATGACGAAGGCTGTAAAGACGGCGTGCGGGACGCTCTCGATAGTACTTCAGCAACGCTGCGTACCGAATTGGGTCAGCCTTGATTTTGGCGTACTTGCGCTTGTCAGCAGCGCGAAATTTGCTGGAATCACGTTTTCGCAATTTCTTCTGTCGTCGGTTAGCCGATTCGTTGACATGCTCCCGATTTTTTGCTGCCCAGTTACGAAGCTGCTCAGCTTTCTTCTGCTTAAAGTTGGCGTCATTTTTCAGCCGTTGGTAGCGGGCACTAGCACGCGCAATGTAGGCGTCACGATGACGCTCGTAATCCCGGCGTTTCGATTCTTTACTAGACACGCAGAGTATTCTACCACATGACAACTTCTGGCGCAATTGATTTGCCGCTCCAGACATTCGGAAGTTTTTGTCCTGAACTGCCACCAGCGTCACTACCGCCGGGGCTCTCACCAAATTGTCAGGACGTTGAGTTTATTAGGGGCGGCGTCAAGACCCGGCCGGGACTATTCCAACAGTTCCAGCTTCCCGGCAATCCCACCGTCAACTACATGAAGACGTACATAACGCCATCGGAAGTGCTACGGCTGCTGGCATTGGACTCCCTAGGCAACGTCTACAAAGAGACGCCGATGGGGACGCTCAACACAGTGATCGGCACCGTTGTCCCCGGCAGCTTCGGCAAGAGTACAACGTGCTTTGGCCGCGAGTACATTGCGTTCGGTGACGGTATCAATGGCATCGACATACCGAGACAGTACGATGATACTAATTTTGACAGGGTGTCACAAGTGGGACCGGGAGCGGCACCGTCTGCGATAGACCAAGTACTTACGGCTAACATCACGGCTTCTCCCGGTGGTCTAGTTTTTCAGACTGCTACAATCGCCAACAGTCCAAACGGACTCATAGAAGTCGGCAACGTCGTCACGGTGACATTAACAGCCAGTACGCTGCCTCTCGGTATAAGGGTTGGTGATTTAATCCAAATCACGGGTGCTGGCGTAGCTGCTTACAATGGCACTTGGGCCATTGCGTCCATTGCTGCCGGAGCTGGCTCATTCACGTTTGTCCACACTCTATCAGGGTTGGCTGCATCCGGTGGGGGCACAGTCAACACCGGAATCGTGCAAGTAACAGTAACGGCGGCGTTCGCGGGGTTCGTAACAGGACAAAATATCGTCATTGCTGGTGCTGGTGTTGCCGGATACAACGCCACATGGCAGGTCCGTGTAGGAATCCTAGCGGGCATCAACGTTCTTATCGCCGTGCCATCGGCATGGACGCTAGGCAACTCCGGCAATGGTACAATTACGGCGGCTGGGAACATTTCGGCTGGCGTCCATCAACTCAGTGTCGTATTCGTCACACGGCAGGGCTACATTACAGCACCAGCACCACCGTCGAAGTGGACTGCTGCTGGTGGCCTCGCTGTTACCGTTGGTGGCATTCCAATAGGCCCTCCTAACGTCGTCGCCCGCATTCTCATCTTCACCGCCACCGGAGGGGCCAATTTCTTCTACACAGGCCCACAGTCCCCCCTTGGTATCGGCAACATGATAATCAACGACAACACCACTACTACTGTCACTGTAGACTTTACTGATGCTGTGCTGCTCTCCGGCATCAATGCTGACGCCCTGTTCAATTTGATAGAGTTAGGCGATTGTGCTGGCGTCATTGATTACGCCGACAGAATGTTTTGGTGGGGAGAGCGCAACAAGCTCAATAACCTCGTCAATCCTACGTTTGATGGCGGCTTCGGCGCTGGATTTCCTCTCGGCTGGCTACTCGACAATGTTTCCGGGGCTGGTGGTGGCTCAGCACTGGCGGCGGGATTGCCTGCGTATTGGGGTGACGCCTATGCCATCACTGGAGACGGAGTAACAGCGATACGTGGTAAAATCTCACAGTCCGTGTTTCAGGATTTCCGTGGCGTCTCTATTCTTCTCCCCAACACGTCGTATAGCATCAGAGTCCGTTTGGCACGCAACAATGTGTTAGTCGCTGGTACTGTTCACATCAATATAGCCGGATTTCCGGCGAATGGTATCAACGTCGCAGCGGGGGCCTTGACTACAAGTTATCAGGAATTTACGGCTGTGCTGCTTCCGGCTCAGATAGCGATTGCATCAACGCTGACGGTACTCGTGTTTGCTGATGGCACACCCACTAATCTTGGCGTCTTCCTCATCGACTGTATCGAAATCTTTCCTACATTGCAGCCTGACAACCTTACCCAGATCCGCGCCAGCTACAACGTCGGTGCCAATACCAACTTGGGTCCAGAGTCCTTCGACGGCGTTACCGGTGTCATCTCTCCGCAGCCCTTCGATGGCCAAGGCGTCCGCTGTATGTTCAAACTGAGGGAGTTTCTCTACATCGTGAAGGAGCGCTCTCTTTACGTCACGCAGGACGACGGTATCAATGAGCCTGCCAACTGGTCTATCCATCAGGTCAGCGGCTCTGTCGGTACGCCATCCGTCAACGGTGTCGCCATCGGTGAGGACTGGGCCATCATAGCGAACCGTAACGGGCTCTACTTGTTTACGGGTGGGGAGCCTACGAAGATAAGCCAGGAAATTCAGTCCAACCAGACTGACATACCGCTGAAGTTCTACTGGGACAACGTGGACTGGAGCGTCGGCCAATTCCTGTGGACGCTGGTGGATACATTGAATCGCCGCATCTTCGTCAGCGTCCCCGTCAAGACGCTGGGTGGCGACGGCTCTACAGCCCCCGGCATCTTCTATCTCGACTACCGCCCCATGAACGACGGCAGCGACATCATAGCGAGTACGCCCATTCATACCAGTTACGCCGGTAAGGTCATCAACTACGAGCACAGCCGCAAGTGGTCGCCGTGGAATGTCACGACGAACTGTGGCGCCGTAATCGAGCGTGGTGACGGCACCGGACAGGTGTTCTTCGGTAGCGGACTCCACAACGGGCAAATCTGGAGCCTATCTGAGACTCAACTGTACGACCTCATTGGCGTCACTCAGACCGCCATCAACGGCTTCTACGTCCCCTATGGCTTCCCGTCGCACGATGAGGAAGAGGGGCTACAGCTAGGGAGTCACAAGAAGGACTACACGTACCTTACCGCCTACGTTACCGGAGCTGGACTCTGCAACGTCCTGTTCATGCCCGAGAATCCGGCAGCGACACAGCAGCAACTCACTACATGGTTGCTTGGTACGGCGACAACGCGAGACCACGAGCAAACTCTTGGTGGCAACATTACGGCCGAGCGCGGATTCTTCTTGTTCGGCACCAACGCTGTCGGCTCCTTTTTCAAGATGCAGAAGTTCGTACCGTCGCTGAAGCCGGGTGTGATACCACTGCGGGGCCTCTCGTGATAAACCAGCAACAGCTCGTGGCGCTCAAGAAGAAAGACCCCTACACCGCCGAAATCATCTCCCAGCTCATTGTCAGCATCAACAAGCTGAACAACTATCACGGTATAGATACCAGTGGCAACGTGACGGCGCCGAAGACTGTCGGTCAGCTCGTTGTCACTGCCGCCAATGGCGTGTTCCGCGTCACTATTATTGACAAGAGCGCCATCAGCCGCGGCATCAACTACTTTCTGGAACACGACACCAACGCACTATTCCCGGCTCCAGTGACGCTGGCATTGGGGCCAAGTCGAGACTGGCAGGGGTTCCTTGGCAGCGGCAACTTCTTTTTCCGCTGCTACAGTCAATACCCACTGTCACCGCCATCACCCATAATCTACTTCGGCACCCAAGCGGTACCGACTCCGGTAGCCGGTGGTGGCGCGATCGCTGGACCAGCACCGTTACCTGAGCAGGGCAGCGGCACCAATCCGACGTTGCCTGGTCACGGCTTCGGCAACACTCCGAGTCAGCCAGGGTCATTTACGGGCTTCCGCGGCGCACAAGGACCAAACCAATTCTAGTGCGAGACTATACCGAAGCTGACCTCGCTGCGTTGACGGACATCCATTGTCGTCAGGGCCTAGAGTATCCGATGCCGGACCTGACACACCCTCTATTCGATACCAAACTGGTGGCAGAGCACAATGGTGTCGTTACCCAAGGGCTACTGTTACGGATTACATGTGAAGCGTATTTGCTATTGGACCCGGACGCAGGGACGCCGATGGAGCGTTGGGGACTATTCCAATCCCTACACAGAGCTGCCGCCAAACGTGCGTGGGAGCGTGGATTCGATGATGTACACGCCTATGTGCCGCCAGAAATAGAGCGCCACTTCGCCAAGCGACTACGCAGGCTCGGGTGGCAGCGCGACAAGTGGCAAAGTTACTTCCGCGAGATCGAGGTGAGCGATGGGTAGAGGCGGAGGACAGAAAACGCTACAGACACAGTTGGGCAAGTCCAACGCCGCCGCCGATGTCGCTGCTGGTGAAGCTGGAGACACTTTCGGCACCGTCAGCGCGGCCGACAAAGCCACCATTGCCAATCCGATGACGGATGCGGAGAAGCAAGCGCGTACGCAGGGAACATTGCAGCCGTTAGCGGAGTCCTTCGACGCTTCAGCACAGGCCACTGGTAATCTCGCTGGCAAGACTCGTAACTTTAGCGGGTACCAAGCCGGACTCGATAAGCAAGCGCAAACGAGGGGACAGCAGACAGCGCAGGCGAATCAGGCTCTTACCGCCGACATCGGCAACACTGAGTTTGCGCGACGTAACGATGCCCTCAACCGTGAAGCAGGCCTGTTCGGTACTGCAAGCGGAGCTGAGACTGGACGCCTCGGTGTCAGTGGCGGTACCGCTGGTCAGTTGGCGAATCTCCAAGCCAAGCCGGGATTCTGGGACCAGTGGTTCCTTAACGCTCAACAGAATGCCAGTAAGACAGCAGAGGCCGGAATGGCGGCGGGTGGCTGATGGCTGAAATGTTCGGTGTCGATACCGCACCAGAAGAGTTGACGGACGACGAGAAGCTCCGACGCTTCTTTGGCGGTGCTGCGCCTCGGCCAGTCGTGCCGCCACCGAAGCCACCGGAGATTAACCAGCCAGGTGACGTGACACCGGGAATAGGACGCGCTCGTGCTGATGCTGCACAGTCGTCGGCTGACCAGGCAATGACTCCGGCCCCGGCAGCGACACCGACGCTGGGATTGAAGCCACCGCCAGCGTTGTCTCCGTCGCAGCAGATTCAAGCCGAGCCCAAACTGGGCGGGTGGAGGAAGGGACTTGAAACCGCTGCCCGTGTCGGTGCCACTGCGTTTGGTCTTGCTCCCGAAGAACAGATAGTTGAGCGCTCTATCCCCGGCAGTGACGCCAACAGACAGATGCGGTTAGGGCAGGCACAGAAGGAAGAGACACGGCAACTGGGAATGCGTAAGACGGAAGCCGACATTACCGACATTGAGTCTCAGGCACGGCAGCGCGACAGGACGCCCGTACCGAAGGCGGAAGCGCAGCCAAAGACAGTAGAGACTGGTGACGGTGTGTACCAGTACAACGATGACACCAATCGCTATGACATCAAGGTGGGGGCGCCGAAGTCGGCAAATAAGCCAGATACGGCAACGGAGAACAAGGAGGCGTTTCAAGGTGTCGTAGCCAAAGTAGACGCCGCAGGACTTCCTACAGGTCCGGGGCAACTATCGAAGTCTCTTGACGCCGCTATGAAGTCTGGCAAGATTACGCCCCAAGAGCATCAGGCTGCGTCCGGCTACCTTGCTGCCAATCCAACGCCGACAACGAATCTCTCTGTCAACACGGCTGAGAAGGGCGTAGCGCAGGACATCAAGGACGCCAACACGTACTACCGCTGGACTGACCCTGTAACGGGCAAGATCACGACTGGCAAGGGTGGCAAAGTACCCAAGGGCGCTGATGCCGAGCCTATTGGCGGCGACAAGGACTACGCTCTCCATCAACGCGAGGCCGGTGCCGCCAACATAGTACAGCAGTCTCTCAATCGTGTCGCACAGGACATCGACGAGCACCCAGAGATATTCGACAACGCTGCCGCCAGAGACATCATGGCGACAACGCTAGAACAGATTGACAGAGCAAGTGCGGGCATCCTTGTTGCCGGTACGGGAGGCTCGATACCGCTGCCATCTGGCATGGGTGACATGATTAACACCGCTCTCCAGAACAGTGCCCTCGACAAGAAGACGGCAGAAGCGCTGAAGCAATACATTGCCGACTATAAGGCCATGAAGGACAAAGGTATCGTACAGCAAATGGAGATGCAGGGTGGGCGTATTGGCCGAGGCTCCCAACAGGTATTCAGCGCCATCATTGACCAGATACCTAACGGTAAGACACCGGACTCTGTGACGGCACGGCGCCAGATTGCCAACATGCAGGCGACACAGGACCGCCTGATGAAGCAATACCGTGACGATGGTAAGGAACAGCCGTACAAGTTCAAGTCCGGTACCAATACCGGTACCGATACCAATATGGAATTTGGCACCTGGAAAGGTCAGCGAGTTCAGAGACCAAAAGGGAGTAACGCACCGTGGGCACTAGCCCCAGCCCAGCCATAACGATACCGGATAGCGAAGTTATCCGTGACGAGGATGTGGTACGTGACCAGTCTGCGCCGAAGCCGGGTATCCTGAAGCGCATCAACGACTGGTGGACGACACCGCAGAAGGGAGACCCAGATCCGTACGCAGTAGCGAAGTTGGGGTCTGCTCCGCCGATAACGGAGTCTCCGCGCTCGGCAGTCAGTGACACAGTGAAACTGGGTATGGGAGCCGCTGCTCCCGGCCTCATTGGTGCTCCGGCTCTCGCAACTGGACTTGGGCTCGCTGGTGGCCTCGTAGGTGGATACGGCGGCAGTAAGCTCGGCGGCTATCTTGGCAACAAAGTAGATGCGCCGGAACTCGGTGAGGACATCGGAGGCTTAACCGGTGCCGTACTCGGTGGCGGTGTTGGTGGCAGACTGGGAATGCGCTCACCGACGGTAGAGCCGATAGCGAAGGGGCCATTCTCCAAAGTTACAGAGTCTCCTGTCCCCGGCGGCTATAAGGGGCCACCAAGACTGGGATCGAAACCAGCGCCGCCGTCGCCGTTTCCGACAGCGACATCGACAGCGACACCCGTAGGGTCAGCGGAACTGCCTTCGGTACCACAGGGCTCACCGACACCGTTCCCGACAGTGCAGCCAGCAACGCCAAGATTGGGACCGCAACCGGATCCTCAGTGGTTCCCTGAGCCGAGAGCGGAGACGCCAATAGACCGTCCGGGCTCGATGTGGTCGGTTGAGAGGCCAACTTTGCCGACGAGGGCGCTGCGCGGCCAGCCCGGTGCTCTGGATGTCCTTACGAATGTGGGGGATAGACCTCCGTTGGTGACGCCTAAGCCGACTGTAGGTGTAGCTGACCCTGAGTTTAACGCTCTACAAGGCCGCCAGAGCCTCTTTGGTACCGCTGAGCCTCCTAGTGCCACCCCAACCGAGATCGCCTCGCCTGCCCAGCCAGAATCGCAGGGCGGTGGCATTCCGCAAGGCAATCAGACTCCATTCGGTCAGAATCGGCGTGCTCTCGGCCCCAGTACCCCTCCGCTCGGTGGTGAGCGCCGCGCCGGGGTAGCGGATTGGCAGCGTGCGATCGAGACGACACCGCCGGGGCAGCCGACGCCAGGGGAGCAGTTGGAGTCCACCATGCGTCAGAGTGGCGCCCCATCATCCAGCACCAGTGAGGGTGAAGCCCGCAATTATATGATGAGGCAGCCCGGTATGTGGGAAAAGTTCAAAGCCGCGACAGAACCGGAACAGCGGCAAATGCTGATTGACGCCAAGAGGGCGATAGAGGTAGTGCAATGAGAAAGCTAATCCTATTCGTGGTCTTAGTGCTTGCTGCTGTCGCTGTATTTTCGGTAGCGCAGAATCCGCCGGGTGGGTACGGACCCGGCGCCGGTGGCAGTAGCTTCCCCGTCACGACGGCGGTTACGGTCAACTCACCAGGCTCCATCAGCGTAGGCGCGGGTGCCACTATCAGTGCCGTGTCCGGTGGTACGATTACAGCAACGAACGGACCATTCTCCGCTGGCCTGCTCGACCCGACACAAGCACCGTATAACGTGAAAGTGGGCGTCGTTTACGGCTTTGACATGACGACTTCTGGGGGCTCAAACGTAGTCACCAGCACAGCACAGAGTTGCAGCGCATCGCAAACGGGATACATCATCGCAAGTTACAGCCCCGGCTTTGCTTCATTCCAGCTTGCGAATAATCCACCGACAACAGTAACGGGTTGCAGCGGTGCATCTTGGACAACGAGTGTCAACGCTACAGGTGGCGCGGGAATTGGCAGCCAGACGTTTATGATTTTCCCTCCAGGGAACGGTGCGGCGCTCGCTTCTGCCTACGCTGCTGCAAACGCCGCGAATCAACAACTGGCATTGCCTTGCGGGAGCGCTATCGGCATCACCACAATTCCATTTCCCGCCTTAACCAACCAGGATGAAGTAAACCAGTCACAAGACCTCAACGGCTGTAATACGCACTTTGTTCTACATCCGAATATCACACAAACTCTTCTTGGAACTGGGGGGGTATTTTTTGCGACCTGGAACCCAACGCAAAAAACAGGCACCCTTGGCGGCGGTGGTATCGGTGGCCAGTGCAAGATTCAGGACATGTTTTTGACCAGCTTGGGGATGCCGCTCATTGGCGCGGTGGGCAAGGGCATGACGGCGATTTCCGGTTTCCTTGGCGTCGTGAACATCGCCATGCAAAGCATCAGCCTATCGGCAGGACAACTCATAGGCAACAGCACTGGTACAGGTGAGGCCCACTTCCATAAGTTAAACTATCAAAACTTCTGCGCGTTTGGAGGGTGCGCTTCAGCGTCCTACATTGGTGTCTCTTTATCGGGGCAAGGAACAAATCTAGTAGACGATTCCATCTTCGCCTTCACGCCCCTTACTGGGATTAACTGCAACAATGCCAACTGTTCATCAGTGAACAACTATTTTGCGAGTATAAGCACTGGATTAACCTGCGTCGCAGGTCCATGTAATC